ATACCCATCTACCCGGGATGGGCGCGGTTCATCCAGATCGTCCGCCAGTTCAAGATCATCGCTCATGTTATTCTCCTCCCAATCGTATCACTTTCCCAGTCTCCAATTCTGGGATATGGGTTACCATTACAATCTGGACGTTCAACTCCAGAGACAATCGGTCCAACATCTCCCGGACTCTCCCACGATACTCCTCAGAGACAAACTTGAAAGGCTCATCCAACACTACCAACCGCCTCATGGGAGGTCTGGAGAGCATTAGGCAACTCAACCGGAGGGCGAAAGCCGCCACATCCACCACCCCACCCCCAGAAGCCGTTAATGGGTCCACTTCCATCCCATCCCTCTCAAATACCAAGGCGGCTTCCGTTCTCCCCCGCTTCTGTTCAAAGTGAATCTTGAAGGTGTAAGGCTCATCAAATACGGCTTCCAGACACTGACTCACAACAGCGGCTATCCGGGCGTGTGCTTTCTGCTGGACTTCCTGAGCGATAGACTGTGTGAACTCCTGCGCCTCTGTAACATCTACCACCCGGGCCTCTGCGGCCTCCAGAAGGCCCTTGTCTTCCACGACCTTCTTGCGGATCAGGTTCCAGTCGGCAACCTTCCGGGCCACTCGTTTCTTGAGATCATCCATTTGCTTTCTCCCCTGAGCAACCTTCGTCAATGGGTCCCTCTTCCGAATGGCAACTGAAGGAACCTTTGGAGTTGGGAACACGAGTGAGGAAGAAAGCCCTACAGCATTTCTTGCATATCATCCTCACCGTATTCCCATCAACGTATGGGGTACCAGGATCGTGCTTCTGGTACTGTAAATGGAGCACCAGAGTATCTATCTCAAATTGGGTGAATAAATCGGTGGGACGGGGTTTGGTTTTGCAAAAGTTCAATATAGCTGGGCCCTGTACCATAAGACACCCCGGAGGATGAAGGGCTTCTACCAAATGCCCCTCCAAATCGCAATCCTTACATTGGGAAATGACCTTCCAATTCCCATCATATCTCCAAGGGCCGGGAGTGTGACCCCGCTCTACCATACATCGAAGGAAATTCTCAATGTCTTCTTGAGTCAGCTTCATGGGATTCTCCTTGGACCTCCACCCACCCAAAAGTAGTGTAAATGGCATGCTTTGGGATGCTCTTCCACGAAAATTCGCTCCCGGACATGGTAAACCGGCGAATTGTTCGCTTGGTAGTGGTATGGAGCGAACCAAGACGCCTGAAGAATGGGAATTGGGGTTTGTATCCCTTCAAATCCATAACCAAAACAAATCGACTCTCGTTGGAGGCCGTCCACTCCAAGACCAAATGGTACCAGCTCAACGGCTTCAGAGGCTTTCCATTCAATTCCCGAATGTTTAACCGGCTATTCTTGGACAACCGGACTTCTGGAATGGATAGAAAGGCTGGGATAAAGCCTTTCAGTACAATGATCTCCTTCCCACCAGGACAGGATATCAAAAAGAAACCCTCTGGAAGAGGTCCCGGTTGGAAGGGTTCAGCTACGTGGTTCACAGTTTACCCTCCCACTTCTTCTGGAAGGCTTCCATAGCCGCCTGGAAGGATTCAGAAGCATCTTTGACTTGGACGGACAACCGTTTGAGGCCCTTCTCAGCCTCTTCCACGGAGGAATACCCAAACTGCTCCTTGAGCAGCCTCAAACTCTGCTCCAAAGCTCCAGCGGCCTTGTCCCTCTCCCGGGCCAGCCGTTCCACCTTGGACTTCAACTCCGTCAATTCCTGAAGACTAGCCATTGCTTTGAGCCTCCAAAATGATCTTCCTAACGGCTGGGCGTACCCCAAACTTGTTCATGGCGTGTTTCAAAGCCTCTGTAAAATCCAACTCGGTCTGTTGGAGTCCTTTCAACTCATCCATAAAAGCCCCAAGCTCGCACATGGTGGCCAGGTCCTCATCCTTCTCCACCTTATCCCCAACCTCCAATACATCAGAATCCGTATTCAGCCGGTGGGGAACAATAGACCCATCCTCCAACAATAGCCCAACTTGGGGGTGGTATCCCCATTCATCCGTCTTCCTCCTCATCAAGGTCCCACAGTTGAATACCCGGGTGGTTCCTGCGGAAGCCGTAAAACCTTTGTGATTATCCCCAAACACAGCCACATCCCACCCATCTAGCTTGGAGGCCATGGAACTCAGCTGGAAAGCCTCTGGTGCCCCCGGATAGCAATGGTGAGAGGTCCAAACGTACTGGTGTATCACCGCTACACGCAAGGCCCCCTTGGGGCTGGCTGCTGGGGGGGTTGAAACAGGACAACCCCAAGGGAAGCCTTGGACCAACATGGGACGTTTATGGTTGTACTCCAAAACTTGACTACACCAACGCTTCAACTTTCCAGCCTTAACCAGAGTCTGGTAAGCACTCCGGTTCATTTGCTCAAGGTTATGGAGGGGCATGTCGTGCTGGCCCGGGATGCTCCACATCTCTGGGAGGTTATCCAAGGCCCAGTTTATCAATTCCGCTGGGGCTTTCCAGCTATCAAAGACATCCCCAGCGCAAAGGATGGGGCATTCGTACTTGCTCTGGAGAGTCCTCAACTCTTGCAAAGGACGCCCCATGGCTGTAAACCAAGAAGGCTCCTTGGCCCGGGCCACCGGAGGGTTGAGGGACAGATGGAGGTCCCCACAAAGGACGGCTAACACATCTTCTGTCCGCACAATGGACACTCGTTGGGCATCATCTTCTTCAGTAGAGCGTTTGCGCTTCGCCATGATTCCCTCTTCTCCTCCACGGTTCTTTCCAAAGCCCTATGGCTTCTCAGGTTAATGTCCAAGCAATCCCGCTCAGACTCCACTTCCACCCACTTGGTCTTCAAAGCCTCCAGTTCTGAGAGGTCCGGCAACTCCCGGGCTGAAACCTCCTGACTTACTTCAATTGTTTTCAACAGCCGGGAAAGCCTTTGTTGTTCCTCCTGCAAGTCGATCAAAGCCTTCATCCGCCTACAGGCTTCTTCTCCACTTTCTGCACAGCTAGCAGCACTTTCTCCCACACGGGTGTGTTCCGATATGGTTTCAATCAATGAAGCAAGCCTAGTGGATTTCTGCTGTAATTCAACGGGCAGAGCTTCTAAAGCCGTCAGGTCTTCAAACTCAGCGGACATCTCCCGGACGTATTTCAAACCCTGACGCTGCTCCTGATCCTTCTCCAACATTTCCGCCAAAACCGTTTTTTCCGTCTGGGCCTTCCTCAGAGCCGTTCCCAAGTTTCTGAGGGTGGTATCAATCACTTCCAAGTTGACTATCCGGTTCAACTGGCGGCTAACCTCTCCAGCCGTCTCCCCAAACCAGTATGGAGAATCATGTTGGGATTGGAAGTTGATCTCAGAGACCTTCCCAAGCTTCCGGGCCTCAGGAGGAAGATCATTCCCAAAAGCCTCCAACTCCTTCCCATCCACCTCATAGGTATTCACCCCAGCCCCACGCACCCGGAGAATCCGGTGTTCCCCATCCCTCCATTCCACCTCTGCCCTCTTGGCCCCCTCCCGGATGAAAGCCTCACCCAAAGGTTGGTTCAAAAGAACCCACCGCAAGGCCCGGAGGATGGCGGACTTCCCAATGTCACTGGGACCCACTATGGAGGTTACATGGGGCCCAAACTCCACCTCAAGGGCCTTATGAGCCTGAAAGTTCTTAATGATTAGCTTCATGGCCCACCTCAAAAAAAGGATTGGATCACTTTCACCACTACGATCCCAACAATGGCTGAAACCATAATCCCCAAGCCGGTAAACCAGCCAAAGTCTCTCGCAAATTCCTTGAAGGTCATGGGCATCCTCCTCCAATGTCATGGGCCTTGCAATCCGAACACTCCCCCATATCGTAGTTCTTGGGCTTCTTCAACTGAGCTGGGTAGATTCCAGCCCGGAGGTCTTTCATGAAGTCCTTGATCTCTTGTTGGGTCATCCCCTCAGCCGTGAACAGAAGTTTGTACACCTTCTTCTGCCCATAGATTGTACTCTTGAAGACGTGAATCCGCTTGAACAACGCCACAACGGTGTCCTCAACCTTTACCAGGTACTTTCTTCTCACGGCTTTCTCTCCTTGTCCTAGGCAAATCCACCAGCCCACAGGTGGTACAGGTGTACGCCTTTGTCTCTGGGTTAACCACAACCGTTTTGAACCCGCAGTGTTGGCAGACATACGCTTTCTCCATGATCAATCCTCCTCTGTTTCCTCCTCCACCATCCCTGAGATAATATCGGGGGTCACCACTTTGAGGAAGGAATTCAACGTGGTCCCAAACAACCCGCATTCCCCCCAAAGGAATTTGAGGTATGGACGACATTCGTACAATGGGACTCCATGGGCGGAAAACAAATGATAGAACTTCCACGGCATGTACACCATAATCTCCCGGTTGTTCCTCTTGGTAATCAATAACCAACCAGGCGTCCCAGCCAACTCCTGCTCCTCCATGGCCTGTTCTACCCAATCTTCAAACTGGGGCTTATTCGCTGGGGTAGCATCTACCAAATCCCCAACCGTATGCTCTTGGTATCCTCGTTTGGCTTCTATCACGCAGAGTTGGGTTAATTCCCTCCCAACGGTATCTGTACTGGTTATATCCCCATAATGTCCAGCGGTGGACTTGGACTTCCGGGCACGGACAGTGGCCCTTCCCCCAGACATCGATGAACGCCAATACAGATCATCCCGTTTCCCATTAGACCACCAGAGGGAAAGCATCTTACACAATTGGCGTTCAAAAGAGGAACCCTTGCCCTTGCACCTTCCCATGCTTTGGTCTCCTTGTGTGAATCCTATCCCCAGACAAAAAGGCAACCCATTCACTCCGTCTTGGCTCCCGGAGGTAACTCATGATCCCAAACTGTTCGCAGAACCCAAAGAAAGAAGCCACTTTGTACTCTGGAGGAACTGGGGTGAAAGGTTTGGTCTTCCGGTGGGGAAGTAAGACCAACTCCTTGTTTCGATCAGCCAGCCACTTCCCCTCCACACTGGTGATAGCCTTGTATCTGGCTAGGTGTTGGGGTAAAGAACCTGTTAGATACCGAATGGCTGTGGTTTCCCCCACCCCGGGGATGCCCGGAACACCATCCCCCGAACATCCGGCTATGGCCTTTACCAAGCCCCACCGGGAAGAAGCAATGCCTTTCTTCTTGAGGAAGGCTCTGGGATCGTAGTAAGCATTGCGAGCAGGATCGTACCAGTGAACGGCTTCCGTAATACACTGGTACAAATCCCCATCCGCCGTCACCAAGATAGCCCGAAGGTTTGAGCTTGCAAAGTTCTTGGCAGCCATGGCCATAACATCATCGCTCTCACAGCCGGTTTGGTGAGCGATACTGAACCCAAGCTTTGGTAACTCTTGGCGGAGTAACCGGATTTGTTGGTACATGATCTTCAACTGTTCCAACTCTTCCTCTGGCAGGTCTTTATGGCGCTTGGCCTTGTACCAAGGGTGGGCTTTCTTCCGGTAAGACTTCCGGGAATCAAAACACAACAGGAGTTTGTTAGAGTTCACCCGTTCATCCCGGCAGATCGTCCTCAACTGCTCCAACAATCCGTAAATGACCCCCGTTGAATAATCTTCCCAATCCAATTTCTCTATGGAATACTTGGCTCTGTAAGCCAAGTAACTCACATCCACTATCACCCAAGGTTTCATTTCAATTCTCCTCCAACTGGTAAAGGTAACTCACTTTGCCTTGATGCGTTTAAGTAACGACGGGCCACCGCAGGAACGACAGGTAACGATCCCGTCGGCCCATTGATGGCAAGGGTTTCCGTCTCGGACGAAGCGGCCACATTCCTCGCAGGAGCATCCCGCAGCCCGTTCGTAAGGCGCTATCCTGAAGCGATCTTTGGGCCTGTGAGCAACCCACGATGCGAGCAAGGCCCGCGCCTTGCCCTTGTTGTTTGACGCGCTACCCGTTTCAATCCATCTGCCGGACCTTTCGCGCTCAATGACGTACATGGTTCACCTCCAGGTAATTCCGTTTACTTTTAGTATCTGGCCTTGCGCACCGGCGCAGAGGCTTTCTCAATCTCCTTCCAACACTTCCCAACAATGGATCGTAAGTGGGATTCCCAACCCTCCTTCTCAATCATGGCTATCAATTTGTCTCTGGTAGCCTCAATGGAGAAGTCCTTGGCGTGGATGGTTTGCTTTCCTTTGGGCCACCAGCCCTCAGAAACCAAATAGTCCACGCAAGTCCCAACATCGTCAATCCCATAGGTTGGGTATATATCCACATCTACTTCCCGGCATTTCCCAGTGATACGATTCTTCTTCACCTTGAGATTGATATTGACCCCAATCCCCCGCTCCTTGCCCTTCACCGTCTTCTTGATGGTACCGGAGATGCTAGACCAGATCTCAACGGTAGCATAGAACTTGAGGGCGCGCCCACCAGAACGGGTTTTGGTCTCAAACCCAAAGCCCAGATTATCCCGGGTTTGGGAGATGATAATGAGGATGGACCCAGTGTCCCGGAGTCCATTCAAAACCTTCCGCAAACCCTCTGAATTCTTCTTGGCCTTCCCATCCCCGTATGATCCCGGAGTCTTGGTTTGCTTCCGGTAGGCTTCCTTGTGTTCCACAAACTTCTTCCGCTCATCATCGCTGGACAAGGCGTCCATAGAGTCCAGAACGTAGATGAATGGAAGCCCTTCTTTGATGAGGTCGTCCAAGTGGTAGTACAACTCTTCCACGGTGGAGGAGAACACCGGCTCCCCATCGTCATCCTTGGCGGGATACTCCAACCGATCAGCCACCGCTTTCCCAAAGAGGCTTTCCACGTCCATCAAACAACCATCCTCAACGTTATCATAGATCAACCTGTAGTCCTTGAACCACTTGCTTATGGCGGCCTCAGCGAAACAGGTCATGGACAAAAACGTCTTACCGCTGGCGCTGTCCCCAACCAGAAAGTAGTATTTCCCCTTGAGGAATCCCCCAAAGGGATTGTCGCTACAGGCCAGATTCAAAAGAGTAGAACCTGTATTCAACAAATCCTTCCGGGAGATACGGCTGGGGATTTCCCCATCGTTCTCAGCGGCTTCCTCAACCTGCTTACTCAACTTTCCCATGACCTTTCCTCCAATCAAAATGGGGAGAGGTGGTTAGCCTCTCCCCAGGCTCCCAGGTTCAAGCTTGAGCGGTTACTTGCCGGAAGCCTCTTCACAGGCCTCCCAAAGTGGACAATCATCGCACTCGTCATGCTTGTCCACGTCCTTGCCAAAGGTCCCACCAGCGGGGCACTTCTTACCACCAGTCTTTGGCTTGCTGGGGGCTTCCTCCTCATCGTCTTCCGCTGGCTCCTTCTGGGCCGGTTTCTTGGGCTTGGGGGCTTCTTCCTCCTCATCCTCCTCCACCCGGGCATTCGGGGCTTTCAGCTTTCCAGTCCCGGCGCAGGGCAGGCACTTCCCCCCCTTGGAGTTTTTCCCACTTCCCTGACAAGCCTTGCACTTTTTACCGACAGGCTCATCTTCCTCCTCAGCTTCCCCATCTTCGTCATCATCTTCTGTGTCCGGCACAGGCTTTTTCCCGGGCTTGGGGGCGTCCTCCTCATCGTCCTCTTCAACCTCCTCCTCATCGTCATCCTTCTTGGCCGGTTTCTTGGACGGCTTGGGGGCTTCCTCTTCATCGTCTTCATCTTCATCTTCTTCAACGGGCTTGGTGGATTTCTTGGGCTTGGGGGCTTCTTCCTCCTCATCCTCCTCAGCCTCTTCCTCCTCATCCTCCTCCCTGGCGGGCTTCTTCCCAGCCTTGGGGGCTTCCTCTTCATCGTCTTCCTTGGGGGCTTCCTCTTCAGACTCTTGGAAGAAGAGGGCCTTCAACTTCTCATAGGTAGGCACTTGGAGGGCTTCTTCCAAGCAGACCACCTTCCCCAAGATTTCTTCTTCATCCATCTCCTCTCTGGGACGGAAGTCAATCTTGGTAGCGGCAATGAACTTCTTGCCCATGAACTCCTCTTCACTGAACCGGACCTTGAGAGTGCGCCCATCCTCCGTGACGTCAAAGAACGCCAGATGTTCATCGTTCTCTGGGTCCTTCAACTCATCTTGGAGGCAAGACGCAAACTTCCCATAGGAGTACACAAACACCGCAATCTTCTCAGCGTCCTCTGGGTCCTTGATGTTGTATGCCACAAACCTCTGGGGCTTGAGCTGCTTGATGGCGTCCTCATTCTTCTCTGGGTCTTCCTTGGTCAGCCGGTCACGCTCCTCGCAAACCGGACACCTTTTGTTGATACTCTTGGGACAGACCAAGGAGGTACTGGACCCACCAAGCCCGTGGTGGACGGAGAAGGGGAGTTTGTACCACAATTCCCCTTGGGCAATGTCGTCTGGGTGGGATTCAGTCTTCACCTCATACGGAAGAATATCCAGCAGCATCCGCTCTGCCTTCTTGGGCGACCAATCCCGAACACCTTCCGGCAGGGCAAACCAAGAGTTGCCTCCTGAGCCCTTCTCAGCGTTCTGGCGGACAGCATCCCGGTTCACTCGCCTATGCTTTCCCATCTTTTGATCTCCTTCGTTCCTCAATCGTCCTCAACACCGCCCGGGTGATGACGCGTGCCACCACGTATAACCAGACGATGCCCACTAATCCACAACCAACGACCCAACACGCAGTAATCATCTTTGTTCTCCCCTGCGGCGAGTGCGAGCACGCTGCCTCTCGTTGAGGGATTGCTCAGATTGCTCTTGACCCTCCTTCCATGCGGCTACAAGGTCCCTTGGTACACTGGGGCCGGCAAAGTACTGCTGGCCATGGAGCGTTATCAAGTTCTCCAACATCCGTTTCTTCTGGTCCATCGTATCAACGGCAATCTCCAACAACTTGGCTTCCCTCTTGGCGTTGATGTACCTCTCCAGAGCGTTGGAGTATTTGTTGTCCAAACGGACAGCCGCCTTGATAGCGGACTCCGTGGGCTTGATCAGGCCGAATTGCTCTGGGTCCTTTCTGATCGCCAACTCCAGTCCAGCCTCAACAACCTCCAACCGCATCTTGGCCCTATCGACCTCCACCTGGGCGTCCACGGATTGATGGGCGTACTTGAAAAACAAATCAGTTTGGCGGACGCATTCCAAATCCAGCTGTTGGGGGTCAATAGACTTTTCCTTCTCAAACTCATTATTCATGGCTACTTCCTCCTGCCTTTACTATCGGTTTCATTGGGAGTACAAGGCTTCAAAACAAGCCGCCACCAAGCCCGGGCCTTTGGAGTCATAGAAGTTGTCCCGGAAGGCCTGAATGACCATGAAGGCTTGGGTGTCCTTCTTGTTGAGAAGAACAGCCCGGGAATACCCCAGAACCGCATGGCGAATGGCTTCTGGTTCTCCTTTGAGATTCTTGAGGATAGCCGTCACTGTTCCCCAATCTTTCTTCTGGAGGAGGGCGCGGCAAAGCTCAATTGCTTCGTTCTCCTCCGCCAGCTTCTGTTGGATGGCTTGGACCTGCTCCTCAGCCTTCAGGTTTACCACCTTGTCCAGAAGCACCAGAGCCGTCCGGGCTGATCCCTGAGAGCAAGTTACAATCTCATCCAGAACGTCCTCCGTCACGGTCAGGTTCTCCCGGCGACACACTTTCTTCACCAATTCCTCCAACTCCTCATGGGTAAGAAGTCTGACCGGCATCTCGCAACACCTGGTCTGGATCGTCTTGAGGAGTTTCTGGGGATCAGTGGTACACAGGAAGAAGTAAACATGCGGAGGAGTATCTTCCAACATCTTCAGCGCCGCATTCTGGCCGTCTTTGGACAACTGGTGGACCTCATCCAGAAGCCATATCCGGCAGTCTCCCCCGGTGGGAGCCAAGTTCATCAGACGGGCAATTTCCCGGATGGTATCAATCCCACGGAAGTCTGAGCAGTTTAATTCCTTGTAATCCATGTCGTGGCAGTTGAGTCCGGTCTTGAGAATCCGGGCCAACGTAGTCTTTCCACACCCAGATGGGCCGTGGAAGAGGATGGTGTGTGGAAGTGTCCCCTTCTCCAACATGTTGGTCAAGGCCGCGCAGGTCTGTTCGGCCCCCATCACCGCCTTCAATGCCCTTGGTCGATGCTTCTTGTAAAGTTCCATGGCTCATCCTTTCTTCTTCCCACTATTCAACCAATCGACAACCGCCCGGGCTTGATCCCAGTACTTGGCGGCCAAGGCAACCCGTCCTTGGCGTTCATACGCTTTGGCGTTTCCCAAAGTGATCGCCAACTCCCGAAAAGCCAACTCCACATGTTTGTTTGGCTCAGGACCCATTCTTCCAAACCTCCTTCTGGAACCAACTTCCCCCAACCGGTGTAGCTTCCGCCTCTGTCTCCAGAGGAACATTAATCCACTTCCAATGCTTCATCAATCCCGGAACCATAATCTGGTGGGACAAATCCATATATTCATCCATCTCCTCCTCTGGTACGTCAGCGAGTAGAGAATCATGGATTTGTCCCACCAACAAGGTCTTCATCTTCCTCCGGTTCAACTCCAACTGAATCTGGGTGAGGGCCCAAAGGAGACAATGGAAAGCAGAGCCTTGGACCGGATAGTTAATGATCTCATTCTTCTTCAGCCATCCCTGACAAATAAAGCCCGTCTTGGTCAACATCCAAGCCTTCTCCCGGTACTCTTCCACCCACTTCCGCTTCCAACGGGCATACACCGGGAAACGCTTTTCCCAGAACCGTTTCTCAACGGCTTGGATATGGGCTTCAAAAGTCCCAGCAACAGGCTTCTCCTTGAAGTCCAAAGCCCCCAGACGCCTGATCCCTTGGGCCTTGAGATGGTCCTCCAAGCTGGTTCCATCCCGGAGATGGAGGCCCATAGTCTGGATAGCCTCCCAAAGATTCCGGGCGCATTCGATATACCAATCCCCATAGAACTGTGGGAACACAAACATATTCTTCCCACAATAGCGAATGGTCTTGATCCGCTTGGCATCATCCTTATCGTTGGGAAGGGCCTTCACTTCCTCTGGAGGAAGTTTGTAGCACTCCATAGCCATATCCCGGTGCATGTCCTTGGTCTTGTCCCGGAGATACGTATGCATTGTTGGGTCCTGATGGTAGCAAGCTGCTATACTAACCTCAATCCCACTGTAATCGGATTCTACCAACCGATGGCCCGGACGGGATTTGAAAGCTTGCCGAATCAGTTTCCCAATATCGGGATTGCGAATAGGCATGTTCTGGAAGTTGGGGTTGTCTGAGGAAGACCGGAAGGTGCGTACCAAGTGAAGAGAGAAGTTGGGGTGGACCTTCCCATCAACCACTTCCCTCTGAATTCCCAACAAATAGGTCCCCAAACTCTTCTGGAGTTTTCTCACCTTGAGGTAGTCTTGGACAAATGGATGGTTCACTTGGGCCAAGGACTTCTCATCCGTACTGTATTTCAAGGAAGCCGTCCGGGAAGTACAATCAAACTTCATTACTTCAAACAACACCCTTCCCAACTGATCCGTGGAGTTCAGGTTGGTCTTGGGCCCAAAAGTCCTCTTCCAAGCCTTGGCCACTTCCGACTGGGAAAGGGCTTCCTGAAGGCGTTTGATCTTCCGGGTGGTGCGACGGATAGCCTTGGACAAGTAATCCGTATCCACGCAAATCCCGTTGGTTTCCATCTGGGCCAAGGCTATGGAACCCTCGTGCATCAGCTTGTAAGCATCCCGGGAGTATGGGATCATACCATTGCCTCCATCTGTTTTTTCGCCACCATGAACTCCAACAGGGAATCCAACCCGTTATACATCAGAAGGTCCTGATCGTCCAACTGATCTATCCGGTTGATCCCATTAGCCCCATCCGCCTTCAAGTAATCATCCACCCCAGAATTGTAATCAGCCACCCCAAAGTGAAGGAAAGCTTGGAACTTGATAGAGGTGACCCCCGGACGGTTGTCCAAGATGTGAGCCGCCTGCATCGTATCCCAAACCCAGTTCTGAACGGGGTGGCCCAGTTTAACTCTGGTCCAGCGTTCCTCAAACTTCAGATTGCTGGCTATCTTACCCAGTTTCCTGTTCGATAGCACAGCCGAAACCAGCCTATCCACATTCGGTCCCAGCTTGCAAGAAAAAGTGTCCTTCCCGTCCAAGCAAAATGATACGGACACTATCCGTTGTTCAGGCCGTTCCGGCTTCAGGCCGGTGGTCTCATAATCAAACGCCAGAAGGCCCTCCTTGGTCGCCAAATCCTTGAGTCTCAATCGGGCTTCCCGAGGCTTATGGATAACCTCCACCTTGGATTTGAGGGACTCCAAAGTGGGTATCTGGATAGGCTCATCCTCCAAAGCCAAAGCCCTCTCCAAGTGATCTTGGACAATCTTTACCAACAACTCATCCTCTCCCAAGCGAAGGATGTAAGACGGATGGTAGGTGGGGCAGAGCCACGAGTTGTAAACCCCAGATGGAATCGTCCACCCCACCCACCTCTCCAAAGGTCCCAAATCCTTCTTCCAGATGGGAGCCACCAAACTTTCCACCGCGCTGCCACCTAGCAACACGATCACCTTGGGGGCCAGCTTCTGGATGGTCTCCAGTAGAAAAGGCCTGCAACACTCAATATACAATGGGTTCATCTTGTTCTCTGGAGGCCGGCAAATCACAGCGTTGGTCTTCCAGCCCTCCTCCAAATCCATCCCCACGCCCTTGAGAATCCTGCGGAGACACTTCCCAGCGTCTCCCACCAGCTGGGTCCCTTGCCGGTCCTCCTGCTCCCCGGGGGCTTCCGCCACAAACAACACCTTCCGGTTTCCCTTCCCAGTGACTCCCATCCGTGGGCTGTAACACTTCTTCCCAAGGCCGCACTGACCGCACCGAGCAATCTTGGATTGGATTTTCTCTTTCAACTGCCAAGAGGAAGGACTAAAGAAACCCATGGCATTCTCCTTCTCAAGAGTGGGGTCAGCGGTATTCGCCCACACAGGGCAAGGTAGGGCACGCATGGCCAAACCGCTGACTCCCCACGGTCCCATCAGTCCCTCTTCAGAGCGGAAACGAATTCAATTTCATCCGTAACCAACTTGAGGCGTTTGGAATCCACCTGGACATCCTTGGAACGACCAAACACCTCCACCAGGAACTTGGCGTTGACCTCAAAGTCCAAGGGCTTCCCCTCATACTTGACTTTCTTGGTCTCCTTGTACCAACCCGTATCTTTCCGGGAGATCAAGGTCAGCTTCCCAGCCTCCATCTTCACTTGGACGGCAGGACGCTCAGCGTCCAACATAACGCTGGAGCGTTCCACAATCTCTACCAAGTTACCCGGGAGAGATACCGTCTCAGCGTCCTTCCCCAAGGTCAGGAGAACATCCAGATTCCCATGGTACTTCTCGTGGGAGCAACGGATGGAGACAACGTGGGTCTTGTCTTCTGTTCGGAAGTGTACCCAACCTTTCCCAACGCTGACGGAGACCACCTTCCAAGGCTCCAACTTGAGTAGGGATTCCGCTGGGATCAAAACCTCCTCCGGGAAGCCCGTTTCAATGGTGGCCCGGAACAACCGGAAGTTATCGCAGGATTCTACCAGCTTGGGAGTGGCGTGGACCACCGTGGTGAGTTCCATGGTAGCATCCCGGGAGCAGATGCGAGCAGCCTGTTGGAGCATCCCAAAGGTCTTCTCCCCAAGTTTGTACCACTTTTCTGGGGCCGGCACGGCATCAAAGGGAAGCTGGATCTCAATGAAAGCCGTGATCCCAGCACTCCTCCGGGTTCCAACCAACACCATCTCCTTGCCCTTCAACTCAACCTCCAACTCCTCATCCGGGAGTTTTTCCACCAGCGTCAGAAACTCTTCCGCCAACACAGCCGCTTGGAGGTCGCCCAAAGGGCTGGTACACCGGGAAAGAATCTCATCATTGAACGTAACCAACTTCCCATCCTTGAAGACGTAGGAATTGGACTGTTCCAACGTTTCTCCCCGGTTGGAAAGCCCCAACCGAGCAAATTGGAGGGATTGAAGCAATTCTTCACGCTTGACTTTCATGGGACTTCTCCTCAGCTATTGTTCCCACCAGGACTATCCTTGGTGGGTCCAGAATGTTTTCCTGCTCCGGGCCTTCTGCTCCTCCACGGTTCCTTCCACTCCCCACGTCTTTCCCCACCAACTGGGTAGTGGGATAGGCTCTGAACCACTCTCAAACAACCCTTGGGCCTCCCCATAACAAAAGAACTTCTCAAACATCTCTTGGTAGTTGGAACCCGTGGCCGCTATGAACCACTGAGCCTTGGCCGTGGCCACCAAAGCTCCCCGGCTTTCCCGGTGAGTAAGGGCCTTGGCCAACGCCACCTTCACATTCTCTGGGAGGTTCCAATGGTTGTAATTCTCCAACTGGAACTTGGGGTATGGAACCGGAGGGAATACCAACACCCCATCAACGTCCTTCAAGTTGGGATTCTCAGCGATGATTGTCCAAAGGGTGGATATCACTTCCTTCCGATTGGGAATGACCTTGGACCACATCTTACACCCCTTTCTTGAGAGTGGTGACTACATGGTAGACTTCAACCGGATTCAACTTCATCTTGAAGGTAAACAGACCTTGACTTCCCAAGCTTCCCCCATCGTTCACCAGCTTCCCAGAACTTTGAACGTATGGGTCCGTGTAGAATTTCCAACGCAGATACTCGTTGAGGAATGGGATACCACAATCCAGACAGTACCGGAAGATGAGGTGTTTATGGTTCTCATCCGCCACATTCACCCCTTCCAGCTTCCCATCCCGGAACAGGCCCCAACGTTGGTTCCCATTGAAAAGGTAGTCCACCATGACTTCGTTGTCTTGGACCTCCTTGGCGCCGGCCCAATTGAGAAGCATCTCTGTAAGCTCCAGATCATACTCCCCGGGCTGGATGGACTTGTACTCAAGAAAGCCTGGGAATCGGTCAGGATATTTCCGAACATTCTTGCGGAATACCTTCCACCGGCTCCCAGTGAGGTCCATAAACTGCTTGGGGTCGTAAATGAATTGTTGGTCCAACATGTTCATGGCTTGGTCCCAAGAAACGTCCATGGCCTTTACCAAGAACCCAGCCCAACATGGGGCCTTCAAATCAAACCCAAACAGGTTGGGACCAGTGTTGTGAATGGGAGGGAAAATCCAACCCCCCTCCTCCAACTCCTGCCAACCCCACTCCCCGTCCTCCTCCACCCACTGAAGGCCCTTCCTCTGGACGTATTCTTCCGTCATCCAGAAGTTAGGTACCAGAGGGCTTTGCTCCAGAAGAGCCCAGAAGTCCTCCGGTTTGAGGTTGGGGTTTAGGTTTTCCACAGGTCTTTCCTCCTTGCTTGATCCGATTGATCAATGCTCTACTCACTCCCCCGGTCTTCCTGCTCTTGCCTCCCATGATCCGTTCCTCCCAGTTCATCGTACTTACACTTGGAAATCAATGCCCTCAAGGGCATCTTAGCATCCTTGGATTCGGCCCAGACCAACCCGCCCGTCTGGAAGTAGAAAGTCAGGCTATCCACAAAACTAAAGAGGGCCAAGAAATCGTCTGTTCTCAACCCTATGGGCTTGAAGTCCTCCAAAGAATCCTCCACCACGTTCAACCCAAGGCCCTTGGCCTCCTCCCGTTTCAGCTCAATATGACTCCCAGAGTAGATGTTCCTCTGGACAATCTTGAAAGCCCCACCCTTGGCGGAGAACTCAATATGAGATAGGCTTTCATCCAACAACCCCAACACGTCTTTATGGAGAACAACTTGGTTCTGTTGGAACAGCTCATAGCCTTTGAAGAGGGCCTGAACCTCCTCTGGGCTCATGGAAGGCGTCCGACAAGACTTCACCCTCTCAAACCCAGCAGCGTTCTGGATGAAGCAAATCCTCCCATCCCGCTCCTCCACTTCCTTGGAGTCATAATCGTTGGCAGCGAAGGATACCGGATGCTCAAACTCCATCTTGTCCGTCTCCCGGAGCAAGAACCGGAGGAGGACAGTTTGGTCTTGGTTCAGGATGAAGACCTTCCTCCCAATACAATACACGGTGGAGCGCAGCCGTCCGCTCTGTTGGAGCGCAACGGCGTGGGCGAAAATGTCTTCCAATCGGTTAGAAAGTTTCACAGTAGTTCTCCTCTCTTCAACCAATCTATGGGAATCCTTCCCCAAATTACATTTGGGTCAGAAGGGTATGCACGACGGTACTTGAGCCCCATCTTCAGATCATCTATCTTCCGCCCAGTCTTCCCTCTGTATTTCTCATCATAGTAACTCAAAGGCATAAGAAACACTTCCGTACCTCCCAATTCAAAAGATACCACACAAGCAATCCAAGGTACACAATTTTGAAGAAAACAAACCTCTTCAAATTTACGCCTATTCTCTGGACTTTCAAACAGGTTGATACTCTCCTCTTCATCCATCAAACTTCTTCTCCGGGCCTTTACAGAAAACCCCAACCTCAAACTCCCACGGAAAGCAAAAACATCTATAGTCCGGTTTCTCCAAATTTCCGCTTGGTATCCCTTCCCCAACAAAATAGCTTGTACAAAACTTTCCCCCCATTTTCCCACGATGGAAGTTGGGATTGTTTCAGAAAGAATCATGGTGTTTTTCACAGCATTCCCTCCAAAAGGTCTTCCCTGAAATCTCCCTTGGGAGAGAATCGCCAAACCATCCCATCCCTCTCCCAACCACAAGCCTCAATCCCCCGCGCCCAAGCGTGGGAGTATGCTTCATTCCCTTCCATGTTCCAAAGCTGATGGACCTCCATCTCCAAGGCTGGGCTCAGGAAGCCCCCATGTTCGTTCACCCAAGCTTGGAAATCCCTCCACCGGACGGGCTTCTTGGAGGCTTGGACAAATCGGGCCGCATAGACGGAGCACCCATAGTTGAACCCACTCTTGGGGAACCAGTCCTCCACCTCACAACACACCCGTTGGTCGTTTGTTGGGACATTCCCCATATCAAAGGTGGAGCAGCTGAAGCCCTCCTTGCGGAACATCTCCATGAAAGAACCCAAGAGAAGGCTCCCAAGGGCCTGAGAATCGCACCCAATCAGGAATATCCGCTCCCAATCGAACCCAGAGTTGATGAACGATTGGCGGATGCCCGGGTTGTTGGCGGAGTATGAGTAGGTGTCGAAGGTAATGTGCCCAACGCCTATTCGCTTCATGTCCGCAATGTACTTCCTCACATCGTCTTCCTTGTCGTTGATGAATGGGAGGAAAGGCTCAATTCGGGCCACCACCCGTACCCCAGCCTGTACCAAGGCCGCCATGGCCTCCAATCGGTCCTTGTATGGCGGGGCACCAGGTTCTAATTCCTTCAACAGTTTGTCGTCACTGGAGATGAGGGTTGTATGGACAGCAGCCTTCCCCTTGTTCCCAGAGAGGGCCTTGGCGTAAGGTTCAGTCCCAACCAGAGCACTCTTGGAGTTGATCATGACTGGGTAACTCTGGGAGGACAGATACTTCAAGAGCTGGAGACTGATCCCAGCCTCTTTCTCCTCATCCAAGAAGTCCTCAAACCGGATTCCCAGACGCATGGGGAGGTCCATGGCTACAGCCTTCCCAACATCGTTGGAAATACTATGGGGGTCCTTCCCCCGGTACTTCATCAGCTTCCCCAACTCCCGCTTATACATGTCTGGGTTACAATGGCGGATTCCCATGGTCTTGGAATTATCAAAGAAAGCCGTGTACAGGGAAGCCCGGAAGGCGTTGGCAAAGCAGTACCGACAGTTGTATGGACAAAGCAAGCCGTCCCAAACGTCCAAGTTCAGGGGCATGGGGCAAGCTTGGGCCCGACAGGATATTTCAGCAAAGCTGTTGATCTCTTGGGTATTCAGGAGACGTTCCTGTTTAACCCACTCGCATTGTCCAAGCTTAAACTCCCGGTACCCAGCCTTGCGTCCCTTCTCTTGGACAGCCGCCGTGTGCTTCTTCTTCATCACCAACTGAGTCATTCTGGGAATGATCCCAGCAACCTTCTTCCGCAATTCGTAGTAGTCTAACAACTTACACCTCCTCGATGAAAGATTCTTCCACTGCTAGAATATCGGATTTCTCCAGCTTTAAGTCCCGGGCCTCCACGTTCTCTTGGAGGTGCTTCAGATTGTTCGTCTGGAATAATGGGATGACCCCATAACTCATAGACCAAGCCAGAATGATCTGGGCCGGTGTCGCTTGGTATGTCTTGGACAGTCTACTCAGAACCTGATGACGGTCCTTGACCAACAACTTCTTGAGACCTTGTCCAAAGGTACTGTACCCAACAACCGGAATCCCCCGGAGAAGACAATTGGGGATTACCACGCGCCTAGCTGATCGATCAACAGGGTTAAAACGTATCTGGAGAGCACCCAGAGGCATCCTTTGGGCCTGAATCAGACGGTCCAAGGAGAAGTTACAAACCCCAATCTCGTCAATCCGGTTACGGTCCTTGAGAGTCTGGAGTGCCCGCATGGTCTCCATGGTCTTCTCATTTGGCCAATGGATACTCAACATCAACCTATGGAACCTCCCAAAGGTCGTACTGGCCCTCAACCCAGCGGCCATGGTAGCCTTGAAGGAAGATTGGGTCCTTGGGAATTTGGTGGAAATCTTGGCCACTATGTCTATCTGGTAAAGGGCCTTGGACAATTCCTTTTCCACTTTCCCATAACCATAGGTGGAAGCCGTATCAATTAAGCAATGTCCTTCCACCGCTTTCCTAACCAAGGCCGGATTGTAGTCCCACCCATAAGTACCCCAACCCATCCTGTAAGGTTGGGGTTCATGGGAAAGGCGTTGGGTTTGTAACTCAGTGTGGAACAAGTGTTGGATACGTTGGACAGTGTTTACCAACAATTTGTATCGGTCTTCACTCCCATTTTCCCAATACTCCGTCAGACTTCCCCGGTATTTGTCTCCCCAAAGAGTCCCACGGAGGGAATCAATGGTGAGAGGAGACATCTGTTGAAAACTCCGCTTGGTCTTCAACTCCTCCAAAACCTGATCCCATCTCATAGCTTTTCTCCCAATTTGTTGGCGGCCCATGCGGCGGAAATGCAACCAAACTTACCAGCTCCAGTGGTAGCCCAAATCCCCGGGAGAACTTCTTCCAAGTAGCAAGGCTTGGCCTTGGACACATGGAAGGGCCTGTAACCCTCCAAGGTTTGAGACGGGACATCCTTCACCCCCATAGCCTTCTGGATGCGGAGGAGACACATGGCGGTGCGTCCATCCTCCCAACTCTCTGGGATCAGAGCCGTCCCATCCGCTCCCCAAGTCTTCTCCTCCCCATTCACTTGGATAGGATGGACGGTGATTTGCTTGTATGGAGCCCACGTTTGAACAAAGGCCTGTTCGGTCTTCCGGTCAAAGATAAAGGCCGCTCCCCGCTTCAGCTGGATAGACTTCTCCGGGAAATGGGCCGGTAACAGCTGCCCGCACCACCCTCCGGCAGCGATCACCACCCGCTCACATCTAAGGTGGACCCTGCGCTTTTCGGTGCGGTAAATCACCACCGGCATGTTTCCCTTCAGAAACACCTTCTCAACCGTGGCTGTCTTCTTCTGGACGGCAAATACCTTGTCCATACAGACCTGATAGACGTTGATCTTGAGGAATCCCCCGGAGGGCCGGATCACAAACTGTTCCTGCCGAATGGTAAACAATCGGTCCATGACGTCCAGTATGGGTTTCTCTTCTTCCTTGGTCAGGCCGGTGAGAGGGGAAGGCTTGATGCTGCCCCCACAAGGTCTGGAACCGGACATGGGCCTCCCATCGTCCAGGATGGTGACCTTCCGACCTTTGGACCGGAGGTTCTCACCGATGGAGGCCCCCATTATCCCAGCCCCCACCACGGCTATCTCGGTTTGTCGCTCCACCGTCTCCAAATCATCCTTGGGAACGCCGTCAAACAGACTCATGCTGATCTCCTTTCACATCGGCCAAACTGAAAAACTTCCCAGACTCCCCAAAAACAATCTTCTTGCCGTCCTCAAAGTCCCCAATACCTTCCCAAGTCCGTCTGATGATCTCCTCCGCAGAAATCCCCTTCTGCTTCAACTGCTTCCAGCGGTGAGAGTTGAACCGGGAAGGATTTGGGACGTTCAATCCGCAACAAGTGTTGGCCCGTTCTCTCCAGCCCCAACCAGTATTCACAAAGTCAGGGCATCCCAACAGGATGTCTTCTTCCTTGGCTATGTCCAACAACTTCTGGAGGATGGGCCGCCATTTATCATCTTGGTTATGTTCCCAGATACGCTCAATATCCAACCCTATGGAATGGAGGCGTTTGGCTACGTGGTCGTTGAAGTGAAGGTTGTACGTATTGTAACTGGTTACCCCCACGGCTTTAATCCGCTTGATTATATCCCGGAATTGCTCTGGGGTATGGTAACCTGGGATGAACGGCTCCCCATTAACCCCAACCCGATGACCCCTCTTGATCCAACGTTGGATGATCCTCAGACGGCGTGGGATAGAGGTGGTCCGCTTTCGCTCCAAGACCTCCCAATCCAGTTCTGCGCCGGGAGAGATCACCGGCATAATCTGGAGGAGTTTCAGCCCCCGAGCTGTATCCATCTTCCCCTCATCCCAAAGCATGTTGGACATAAACCGGGATTGGATCACATAGGTCCAACGCAACCGGATTAACACCGTTTGAATCCGGGAGGACACCTTATGGGTGCGCTCAGCGTCTTGGTATGGGTCTGTCCGGCTCCCCAACCTCAAAGTCTTTTTGTTGAACAGAGCGTAGGCCACAGTGGTACAAGGGTTGGGATTCCTCAGGCCGCATTCCAGCTTCCTGCGGACGGCTTCTGGGTCTGCTGGGCGAAGGTCTTGGCCCCATATTCGATTCAATCGGCGGCAATAGCAGTGGTGACAATCAGCTTCGCAATTCCAATAACTATCTATGCTGAGCGAGAGGGGACAGTACAAGCAGTCCCCTCTCACTCCAACCGCAGAATGGTATACCTTTGGCGGTTCAGCCATGGATGATTTTGTTACCATCCACCTTGACGAGGGCCACCTGCTCCAGCGTCAGGACGGCCAAGGCCCGGGAGACGTACAGCACCCCACGCTTCTGGATCTGGGGCACTTCCCGTCCACCTTCCGCCAGATAGTTTTCAATGGCCTTCTTGGCGGCGTCCTCCAAGGTCTTGGAAGACAGGACGGCCAGAGCCGCGCAAGCCATCCAACCAGCCTTGGCGACCTTGGGAGGCTTGGGGGCCTTGGGCTTCTTCTCAGGCTTGGGGGCTTCTTCCTCATCCTCCTCAGCCTCTTCTTCCGCTTCCTCCTTGGCGGGCTTGGGGGCTTCCTCTTCATCCTCCTCAGCCTCTTCCCCATCCTCCTCCACCTCTTCCTTCTTGGCGGGCTTGGCAGGCTTCTTGGACGGCTTGGGGGCTTCCTCTTCATCCTCCTCATCGTCCTCTGGGACATCCTTGTCCTCATCCTCTGCCTCTTCTGCCTCTTCCCCATCCTCCTCATCGTCCTCTGCCTCTTCCTTCTTGGCAGGCTTCTTGGACGGCTTGGGGGCTTCCTCTTCATCCTCCTCATCGTCCAAGACCTCCAACACGCTCTTGCCGGACTTGGCGGCGTTGGAAGTGATTCCCATTTCCTTGAGCAGGGCCAGTTCATCGTCCGTCAAGTCTTTGGGAATGCCGTCCTTCTCCACATACCGGGCCAGCTTGGTCTCTGCCCGACTGAGAGAGATACTGGGCGTAAATGAAGCCCCCATTTTCGCCAGAATCCCCATCATCACCGTCCGCTTCTTGTTCGCGTCCATCGGTCCATCCTCCTCACCCATCGGGTTACTCTTCAACGTCCAAACGTCCACTGTTCTACTATCGGATCAGGCGATTGAACTAAATCTAAATTCTTGCGCAACAGAAGGCCCTGCCTAGGTTTAAGCATTGTCCAACCCACAAACACCTTCCAACACTGGAAGGGCTTTCCCGGAGAACAATCCAATTCAATCGCATTAGCCCCACCTCTTTCTCTCTGGTCGATTGGTTGAGTCCCAACATCCCGGTAACGTGAGCCAACTTCCGTTTGTCCTCACTGAAATTGCGCATGGTCTGGGTTTCCGTCTCATACGATCCAGCGTTAGCTTGGGTAGGGACCAACACCAAACAATGACGGTCTTGGGATAATCGCCTCAAAGCTTTCCACGTATCATTTACCTGATCCCGGGCCTGTTTGGTGGGGTCCTCTGGGGAGAGAATATCGGCATAGTCAATCACCACCACATCTGGAATGAAGCCCTCCACCATCTCCCACCGATCCAGAATAGAACAAATACCCAGAACGTTTATGGAACTGTTGGCGTGTGTACTGATCTTCAGATAACTCTTTTTTGGATTCAACCCGCATCCCCTTGAAAACCTCCGCAGGGCTTTCCGGCATGCCGGCAGGGTCACAGGCGTTTTGATGTTCCGGTCTTCAACCTCCACAGTCGGCAACACAGTTTCCTGACCCCTAGCACCATTCTCCCCCTCCTCATCTGTGTCCCGGGCTGGTTCAGTGCCTTCCGTCAAACGTAGTGGAAAGGGCACAATCCCGCAAAGGTCCTGACGAGAGGGCCTGCCGGTGAAGTAGGTTCCAAGCCGGATCAACAGTTGGTTTTCGGATAAGTCACCGACTTGAAAGAACGCAACCTTGCGCCGCATCCGTAAAGCCCGGACCACGAATTCAATACACCACCACGTCTTCCCCCGTTTCTCGGGTGCTTGGATTCCTACAAGAGCATCCCGGGTGAGGGCTGGGTTCAAGAACCGTCCAGCTGGCTCAGGGAATTCCATCAACGGTTGGGCCGGATCAGAGAAGGCCCTTTCCCAACTTCCCCCATCCCGGAAAGGATCAAGGCCAAAGCCCCCAGCCATCTCCACCGGCTTGTATTCCAACACGTGGCGTTCAGCCTCTTCCGGCTTCCCAGACCCCAAAGCCGTCTCCACGCTCTCATAAAGCCGCTGGAGATTCTTCTTGGAGAGGAAAGACCGGAGGCAGTCCAAGAGGTATGGGATGTTGAGTGGGTCCTTGGTATCGTACTCATCGCTGAGGCCCTCCAACAAATCGTGGATGGGCTCCACCTCCGGGCCTTCATTGGATTCGGCCCAGCGGTGATATACCGTCTCAATGTCTCGGTTTGGGGCCTTCCCATACTCCTTGAAGTAGGTTATACACCACCCACAGACCTCCCGGAATGGTCCCGCTGGGAGAAGGTTTACATCCAAAGTTGGGACAGCCTGACTCAGGAAGTCCCGAGAAGTGATCAAGGCTATGAGTAGTTGTCTCTCAATCTGGTTGATTCTCTCACGCTTCACGCAACTTTCCCTCCAAAGGACCAAAATCGGTCTGCCATTCTTGACGCAAGAATCCCAAGTATCTCAACCAATTCTTTCCCCCGGGGGCAAAGGAGGACATATCCCCGCCCCAGGACTCCCAAGAAACAATCTGGCGTATCATCCAGCTCTGATACATCTCTCCAAAGGTATGGCGACGCTCCAAGAACAGGTTGGCAAAGAAAGTCTCCCTGCGTTGTAACGGACTCAGGTGGGATTCCTTTTCAACGATGGATTCACAAGCCAACCGGACTTCCTTGGACCTTTGATTGACCTTTATCAGGAGGTTCTCAACACCCATGGGTCTGGTAATCACTCCTTCATTCCTCAACTGTTGGAGGAATTCAACCTTCACCTTCTTCACCCAAGGCGGATATTCCTTGGGCTTCTCTGGAGTGGGACGCCTTCTATTCATGGCAGCTTCCAACTTGAGGAATTTGTTACGGAAGGCATCACCTGAATAAGCTACTGGGAGGAAATTGGGATTGGCTTTAATCAAGTCCTGCTTGGACAATTCCTCACAATACCATTCCATTACCTCCCGAATATGGTGGGGCTTTACACCTTCAACCGTTTGTAGTTTCCGAATTTCTCTGGCCCAAGCTGGGATTCGTTGAGCTGTCTTCTCCTTCCTGTGAACTCCAATGGCCTTGGACAACATCATGGCGTATTTGATCCATTTACCGTGAATGGTAGGTGTTGTCTCTTGCTGGCCAAGCTTGTCTTGGACAGAAGTAGTTTTAGAAGATAATTTTAGAACAGAGGATAGGTTACTGCTTTCCAGTAACCTAGGTTCCTGCTTTCCAGTAACCTTTGGGGTAGCTTGGTTATTTCCCATATCTGTGAAGGTCCCAGCCTCCTGAATATCAGGAACCTTTGGGGAGTCCTTGGCATTTCCCAAATCCTTTTCCATTGTTTGCATCCAAGCCTTTGGGTCCACTTCGTACCAAGTCTTTGAAGGGATTCCCTCAAGTGTTACTTTGAGAAAGGAAAGCCTTTTCAATTGTCGTTTGGCTCGCATTAACTCGTTGCGGGTGATTCCCGTTTCTTCCATCAACTCCTCATCCGTCTTCCAAAACTTGAGTTTCTTGGAAGCCCAATACATCAATTGGGATAGTACAATTGCCCCAACTACACTTCCCGTCAACTTTCGATACCCCACTACATACCCAATATATTTTGAAGTTGTATTCTGAAAAAGGTTCTGGGCTAACTCCTTCTCCATCTTCTTACCTCCCACAAACATCCCCAGCCCTCCATCGGTGGCGCAGGATGGTGGGAGTCATCCAACCGATGGAGGGACTGGGAAAGCCGTTCAATCTTAAATTGTCCTGCGCCTGTACTTTATATCGGATTTTCTGACCGGAAGCTACGAAAAACCTAACACCTTCCGAATGCCCAAGGCCCTCTGAGGCGATAGCCCACCTGGGTCCGTGCTTAAATCCGTAAGGATTTCTGTAATGCCCGGGAATATCCCCAGCCATTCCGCCAGACGCCTTGCCCTTCGTTGAGCCAAGGACTCTGGGTCCAGCATGATATACCGTTCTGGGATGTCCCTCAGGATAGCCGCCTGTTCTCTTTTCCAGTCTATTCCAAGGAGGGCCACGGCTCCCGGCCCCATCCTCCAAACGTCCGCAGGGCCTTCCACCACCAAGACCTTCTTCTGGACCTTCTCAATCCCATACAGTAAGGTCTTGGGATCCACCAGAATGTCTTCCTCATCCGTCATTTTGTACTTGGGCTTTCCGTTCTGGAGGATGGACCGGCCCACGTAAGCTACAATGTGGTTCTCCCGGTCCTTCACCGGAGCAACCACCCTCCAAGACCATGGGCCGGACAGGTGCTGAGTACCCTCTAGGCCCCATTCCTCCACCAAATCCCCCGGGGTAAACCCACGTTTTTCCAGGTAGCGTAGGTGGGGCCTGCCAAGAGGTCCCATGCCCGGAGGAGGTTTCAACGTTCTCCTCCGGGCCTTCCTCTGTGGGACCAGGGGCTTGGGATCAGTGCTGTAATCCCGGAGCACCCTACTAATCAAGTCCTTTTGGTTGGTATGGAGGAACGTCCCAACCACCTTCCAGACCGAATGACCTCCGCACCTCCAACAATTGAAGTTTCCCTTCTGGAGGCTGAATCCCAGATGCCACCCATGAGTCCCGTTGGTACAGAACGGGCAATGGGTTTGGATCCAACCTTGGTGGGAATGGTGGTGACCCCCTTCAATTATGGGGATGTTTCGTTCTTGGGCAAACCGTAGGAAGTTAAACATCCCTTTGGTCCTTGGGAATGGGGGCTTGGATAGAGTCTTCCCGCACCATAGCCTCAATGATTGCTTCCTTGATGGTGCGTCCTCTGCGGGCGCAAGCCGCCTTGAAATTCGCCTTGATCTCAATGGGGATTCCCCAAACAGTTAAGGCGCATTCCCCCGGACGGTTCTTTGAGTTACTCGGCATGGCTCTCCTCCTCTGGAGTGGTCAAACCCAACACCTCCCGTATCTTCCCGTCAAGTACCTTGTTACAAATATCGTGTTTCTTCTCAAGCAGCACCATTATCTTTTCATCCACTGTGTCCCGGGCCAGCAGGTAGTAGATATTGATGCTATCAGCCACCGTTCCAATCCGCAGCGCACGGTCTTCCGCCTGCTCGTGGTCCGCGAAAGACCACCCCAGCTCCAGAAACAGGACGCTGGAGGCTGCTCGGTGGAGGCCGTCTAACCCAACCCCAGCGGCCTTCAACTGTCCCAAGAACGTCCTACACTTGGGATCATTCTCAAACCGATCCACTTCCGCTTGGCGCTTGGAGGCATCGACTCCCCCATGGATACTTGCTGAGGTTGGGAAGTGTTCCAAAAGGGCTTCCAATATCTTCCTATGGACGCAGAATACAATCAGCTTCTCCCCAGACTCCTCCAAATAGTCTTCTATCCAACGGACAGCGGCCTTCAACTTCCCCTCAGCCGCCAATCGTTTCAAGGCCCCCAATCGGGTGAGTCCCACCGCCCCAGCAGCCCTCAAGGCGGCTTCCTTCCCGGACATCTTCTCCAACCACCCCAAGAAATCCTCCTCTGCCTTCTGGTACTCTTTCTTGTTGGTGATACAGATGGGGAGGGTGGTACGGATTTTGGGAGGTAACTCCTTGGCCACCTCTGTCTTCAACCTGCGAATCATATACTTGGAAACCCGGATATGTAGTTCATCAAGGTTGGAAGCCCCAGAGAAGTCCCAACCCCTTCCCCGGAATCCCGGCTTGGGGTCGCAGTACTGGAAAGCAAACTTCCAGAAGGAGGAGAAGTCCTTTGGGGCCACCAACTGAAGAGTGGGGAAGAATTCAACCGGACGATTGTTGATGGGTGTCCCGCTGAGGGGAATTATATGCGGGCATCCCTTCGCCAGTTGGACGCAAGCCTTGGTGCGGAGGGCTTGGCGCGTCTTGATGTAGTGGAACTCATCGATGATGATGAGCTTGGGGTCCAAGGAGCGTAACATCTCAACCCAAGGGAATCTTGGGAACAGTTTCCGCTTATCTTTGGGGTCCCAAATCGCCGTGGCCAAGATTTCATAGTTAATGATGGCGATGGGCTGGTTGGGCTTATATGGGGTTTCCCCCTCAAGGACTTCCGCTCCCAAGGCCGCGTGGAGACGGAATTGCCGGCACCAGTGTTCCTTGAGGGTAGCTGGACAAACTACAACGGTGGATAGAATCTCCCGGTGGAGGGCCTTCCAAGCAATCGCCTGATACGTCTTCCCCAATCCCATATCATCCCCAAGTATCCCACGGCCACCCAAGCCTTCCAAGAAACGCACCCCCTGAATCTGGTACTTCTTGGGGGTGGTATAAAGAGTGGCCCGGATTTGGGTACCTATGGAAGGAGACATTCCTGTACCTCCTTCCAAGCCCGATCAAGCTTGGGATGGTCCCAGTCCAGAACGTCCACCAGATAGGCTTTGATCACCTGACGACGGTTCTCAATGTCGGGAGTCCTGCGCTTGGGATACAACTCCGCCAATACTTCCTTGGGGGCCTCCACCACCGTCCTGAGGAGCACCTGACCCTCCTCACTCACCTCTTGGAGGAGGTTCTGGAACCAGTTGGGTTTGACCACCAACCTCTCCTCCAGAACCTTATGGATTTCACGGCTCCCACTCATTTCCTCATCCCCATTTCCCAACCATTCCTTATCCCAACAACTGAAGGGGATTTCTCCCGCCCGGAATTCCCGGAGGTCTGTATGGTGGGGGTGGCGTCCTCTCACGTACACTTCCTTGATGTACCAATACACCTTCCGCCAGAGCCACGTCTTTATGGAGACGTTGCGCCCGGGGTCAAACGTACTGGGCTCATTGAGGATCATCACCAACGCAAACTCAGCATTCCCCAAAACCTCCCGGTAACTCTTCCCATAATGGCGGAAGGTCCTGCGGGCGATGTCTCTGGCGATCCAGCGGAATTTCTTGAACACCTTCTCAGCTTTCCCGTTCATCCTATTCTCCTCTCAGGTTCCCAAAGGTTCCTAGTAGTCTAACCCCCCGGGTGTTGGAAGGCAAGAAGGAAAAACAGGGCGGAAGTAAGTGGGGAAATCCCCAACCGTTGGGCCTGCGGCCCTCTTCCGCCCTGCCTCCTCAAGCCTTCATTGATTCGGGAATGGGTGCGATGGCGGACTGTTGGACTTCAGCCAGAGCCTTCTCCAAGTCCGCTTTCTGGGATTCCAAGGACGCCTTCTCAACCAATAGCGTGGCCACGACAGCTTCCAGCCGTTTCTTCTCCTCCATGGCCACCTTCAAATCTGCCACGGCTTTCTTCCGGGCCTCATGGGCCTTGACGGCTTGGTCTTGGGCGGCCAGGGCTTCCGTCTTGCGTTGGGCAGCTATCTCCCGGATGTTCTTGACGGACTCCAATTGGGCGTCCAGTTTCTTCTCCCGGGTTTCCAGCTTGGCCTGCTCCTCCTTGAGGTTCTCATGGAGTACCCTCAGGGCCTCCTGTACGGTGTCACAGGTCTTCTCCCGCTCCTCCAGAATCTTGGCAGCGGCCTCACAGGCTTCCCGGAAAGACACCACACCCTTGTTCGACATGACTTTCTCCTTGTCCAAAAGGTTCCCAACCTGGCCTCCAAGCCTGGTTGCTTTACTATCGGATCAATCCTTTGATCTCTTGGGCAATCCGTTGTTTCTCCAAGCGGAAAGCCTTAATCACCAAGTAAGATCGGGGATCATTGTAATCCAAACGAATGGCCGTCCAACGGGCTTCTTCCCGGTTGAGGTAGTGGAGATAGTTGTTCTTGGGATTCCCCAAAGAACTAATCTTGTTGAGAAGCCGTCGATGCTTACAGACGTCGGGCGGTGGGGTACGATGGGCCACGTTATCTCTCCTTCTGGGCTGTCCAAAGCGTTGGGCTCCAAGTAGGATCCAACAGCTTGGCGTCAGTTTCCTACCCACTTCAAAAAACGGTCCTTGGAAGCCCGGAGGGGACAATTGCGGCATTGATCCCCCGTCTTCCCGCAGTTGGCCGAAAGACAAGCCGTTGGATACGATCTGGTCTCAGCCATGATCATCCCCTAGATGTCCAGACCCCCAGACTGCCTGAAGATCACGTCACCCTCAATGAACCGCATGGAAGGACGGTGGGCGAAAGCCTCACCTGGAATCCCTCTTCCTTCATCCTGAACAAACTGCTCCCAAATTGTCCGTAGATTCCCCTTGGCCAAGTATCTGGGTACCAGAAGGGTGCATACCCAATACTCAGCATCCCCTTGGACTTGGGGTTGGATTTGGGTATTTCCAATCCGTATGGTAAGCATCTTCCGTCCTCCTCAAAGGGTGGGGCCAATTCCCCACCCTGTTCCCTTGGGTTCTCAGTTGGACAGCACCAATTCCCGGAAGCGGTTCATGGCCGGCATCTGCTCGTGGGCCGGGCACTTCTGGACGGTATAGGTGAAGGCGTTGTACAGGCTCCAGCCATTCCGCTCCTTGAAGACGCTGAAGCGGGGCTTCCTCCACTGCTCATCCACCACCCCAATCCGGGACCACGGCAGCAGTTTCTCCCGTCCTGCCTCCATCAGCACTCGGTCCACTCCTTCCGGCGACATCTCCCGGGCCTTCAGGTTCTGCACCACGTCCTTGACAGATAGCACAGACTTCAGATACTGATCCAGCCCGTCTCCCAACTCTTCCTTCAAATCAAACCCGGAGGTGTGTCGGCGTTGCAAACAGAAATCCCCGACCACCATCCCATTGGAACAGATGAAGACCTTGGCGCCCACCGCAAACCGTAGGGCATAATCCCGATTGTTCGAGTGGTTGATCCCAAGAGAATAGTTCATCCCCTCAGGCGTCTTGACCCCCGGGATTTCCAGTTCCATGGAGCCGGTGAGCTTCCCATCGTCCACGCCTTCCACAAACCAGTGCTGGTCCACGATCTTGATGTCGCGCTTGGCCAACCCCTTCTCCAGCTGGGTAACCAGACGGTTGTGGGGGATGCCCTTCCACCCGGCTCCAGCGCGGGGTGGTTCCACCAGTTTGATCCCAGCCAAGTCCTCCCGGCTCACTTCTCTGGAATTCGCCCGTTCTCTGATCGTCAACATGGTCCGTTCTCCTCAAAAAGGTCTGGGAAATCCCCAGACGGTTAAATCGACACTTCCAAACCAAACTTGGAATTGGCCAGCGTGAAACCACGCTTAGGAAGCCAATCTTCCAATTCCCGGATTCTCCACTGGCCCATAACCCAGTGGCGGTTACTCTTGAGCTTATGGTCCCGGTGGAAGGCCCGATTGCGAAGGTTGGTTACCAGAATGGTGAAGGGGATTCCGCTCTGGCGGCTTCCCTCATGCTTTCCCCACTTCTTCTGGTTCTGCTCCACGAGGTCCAAAACGTCCTCTTCCAGCTTGGCTTGGAGGGCTTCCGGCCAATCCTTGATGGCTTCTGGGGCGGCTTCCCGCTCCTCCTTGACCTTCTGGACTTCTATGGGAGTGAGATTGATTTCAAAAGTCCCCTTGGGGGGATCCACTTCCGTCCCATTAGGAAGCCGTACAATGATCTTGGGGCCAAAATCGGTTTCCACCAGAGCCGCCACGCCGTTGAGATACAGGTGGGTATCCATCTGAACCCGGATTTGCTTCCCCACGATCCCACGGAGAAGGGCCTTTTGGGCCTCTGTCCATCGGTTCCCAAAGTCTTCAGCTTTACCCATCGTCCCATCCTCCCAAGGCCGGACACCCCGTCGTCCGGTACTAGGACTATAACCCGACAACCAAGGATCGGCAAGACCTTTTCACCTGATTTTCCCGGATTTTCCGAAAGTTGTTTAAGTTTTGGGATTAATTGGTTTTCCGTTGTCGTCGTGCTGCTGTCCTACAAAACCTTTGTACTCTTCATGCGGTGGGAAAGGCAAGGCTCCCGGCCAACGGACTTTCTGGGAAGAGTGCCTCATCAAGGACGTTTGTATCTGGGGAAGAATCCAACGGGTAAGCCAAGTCATATCCGCCCCACGGGCCTGGGGATATTGGAAAGCCTTCCTGAGCCGGTGGAGGGACTCACGATCCAAATGCCCGGGAATAATCCCCCACATACCCCCAAACAACGGGAGACAGGCGTGGTGGGGATGGTCATGCATACAGTGCGCAACCTTCCCAGAGTCTTCCCACTCCTTCACCGCTGCGGCTTCTCTGGGATTCAACCGGGAATCAGAATCCCGGAAGATCACCCGCTCCACGTCCTCCTCCCAAGCTGGAAGGAATCGCCAGAACATCCCAGAATGCTCCAAAGACCGGCCCATGTTAATCAGCTGGATTCCCCCGGCTTCCCGGAGGGCTTTCACAGGGGCTTCCATGGAATGGTACACCCGTAACGTCCAGCCCGGGTAGTATCGTTTCATGAGGGGAATGTTGAGCAAAGCCCCATGAACGTACATCGGTTTCTTCCCATAGACGGAAATGCTGATCAACTTCATCTCAGTTCTCCTCTCAACAAACAGGCCAAACAGGTTTCCAGTTGTCGTCGTGCTGCTGCCCAATGAATCCGTTCCAAGACTCATGGGGTGGGAAGAGTTCATACGGCCATTCCACCGGAACTGAGGAATGCCGTAACAGGTTGTCCTTGATATGGGGATAGATACTCAACTGCATGAGTTGGGCGCTTTGGACACCTTTGGTCAGCCCGGAGAAAGCCCGCATCCATTGGGGCATTACGTTGGGAAGGAAGTTGCCTTCCACTCCCCACATACCTCCCATCATGGGAAGACAGATGTGATGGGGATGGTCATGCATCACATGGGCTTCTTTCCCAGAAGCTATCCAAGCCTGAACGGCGGCAGCTTCCCGGGGATTCACTATGGAATCGCAGTCCCGGAAGATTACATGATCCACACCGTCTTCCCATGCTGGGAGGAATCTCCAAAGGATGCCGGAGTCTTGAAGGCTTTTCCCCATGTAGACTATTTGGACTCCCATGGAGATAAGTTGAGCTACATCAGAGGTGTCCTCACAATACACCCTCATAGCCCAACCGGGATAGTGCTTGAGAATGGCCTTGGCGTTCTCCACGGCTCCAAGGAAGTATCGTGGGGCTGTCCCGTACAAACTGAAAGACACCAGTTTCAAACCCATGACTTGATTTTCTCCTCCCAGTATTTCAATCCCAACTTCCGCATGGCTTCCGTCTCAAACCTTGGGGTCAGAATCTTTATGGATGACTCCAATCGGCCTGGGGTTACTTCCGCCCAACTGTCTACTTGGAGAACCGGGAGATCATCGAAAATCCGCATGGCTTGGGATCTCAGGACGATGGGGATAGAACCCAAGGCTAAAGCCTCCCAGCTTCTGTGGCAATCTGGTCCCGCGCCCGGGGGAGACAGGGTGAAGAAGTGGCTATGAAGATCGTGGTAGAATTCCTCTGGGGCTACGTCATTGTAGGAGGAACCACCTTTGGTAGTATTCCAAGAATACTTCCCAAACTCCTCATACAACCCGTCTCTCACGCCTCTCAAGGCAATCCCATTACGGGTGAAGTTGGTATACATCAGGTTCACCCGGGGGATGGGGCCTTTCTCCCACTCAGCCCGGATCATGAGAAAGCGTGGGTGGTTGAAAATGAAGCCGATGGGAAGGCTCAACACTCGTTGATCCTGGACCATGACGTTGGTGGAGAACCACTGTCGAACGTTCTCAGGTAGTCTGCGAACATCCTCCCGCATCACGCTCGCATCACTCCCGCTGGTGATCAGGACACAGGGTGGGCCCTTCTCCAGTTCAGGAATATTATCCACCATAAAATGGGTGCGGCAGTACCGGATGGGACCTTGCCCCACTCGCTCATCCTTGTAGTGGGCCCCAGCTAGGTTGGCCACCCTCTCGCAATCAATCGGGTGATCTATCCATTCAGGATTTAACATAGAAAGTGTTTCCTCCCGTTGAGCAAAGGGTTTGGTACCCGGGGATGGTGACCCCTTTGCATTCCAAACAAATCAACTTGGGGGTGAATCGGGACAGGTCCAAGGACTGAAGGACTTCATAATCCATCCCCTCGCAGTCTATGGACAGGAAATCAAACGTTGGGGTGAGTCCCAACCAGTCCAGTACGGTGGTCAAAGTCCTCACGGCCACCAGTTGCTCGGTGTATGGGACTCCGTGGACCTCAATACACCGGTCCCTCCAACTTGGGAGGAGGGTGGAGACTTGCTTGGAGCAGAAAATGGTAGTCATCCCCGGGCTGGAGCCTATGGCGCACTGGACGCATTTGACGTTCTGCCGGTCCTTGTACCGTTTCTCCAACACCTTGAACTGGCTGATCTCTGGTTCGATCAGGATGCCTCCCCATCCAGGACGTTTGAGGAGATTCCAAGAGTTGGAATTGTCCTGTCCGTCCGCAGCCCCAACATCTACCAAGAAACCCTTTTCCTGACCCCTGAAGAAGTCCTCCAACACTAGGTCTTCCCCATACTGAGACCCTACCGCCATGGGATGCCTCCTTTGAGGTTCTGGTGCCTATCGTACTGGTGGACCATGCAAGGAATCGCGTTGGCCCGATTGGAGATCACGCCCTCATTAATGGAAACCGTTTCCCTTGGGATGTACCCAACGGTGTACACGGGGGCCTCCTCATTCGCCCAAACTTTTGCCGGCACTTTACAGGAGTAGAACAGGTGGTTGTGAACGGCTTGGTCCAAGCCTATGATGGGAGGAAGGGTGGAAAGCATCTCCCACATCTCAGAACAGTAATCCGACAAAAGGCCTGAGGTCACTCCTGCGCAGATGATGGGAAGGTCTGCCCATTTAACCGTCCCAAACACCTGCTGCATCCACTTGGAGTTGTAGGGGCATTTCCCTATGGTCATTCCCTCCCACTCTTGGAAGGCGTTTACCCCTGAGGAGGGCATGTGTTTCTCTGGGTTCTGTTGGAAGATAACATCCCGGATGTCGGTTATGAGTACGGGCTCAGTCACCCCTCTCAGAAAATCCCGGTACGCCAGAAACCTCCGGGTGTTGATGGGGTACCCAGTTTCTTTGTCCCGGATGATATGGGCTCCTTCCCCAGACAGGAAAGAGGCAGCTTTACAATTGTTAGACAACACCACCAGGCTTCCCACGAATCCAGAAGCCAAAAGAGACTGGTGGAAGGCCAGAACGTCCTGCTTGTCGTAGTGAAGAGCCGTGGTTAGAATGATCATGATTCCCTCCTGAAAATCATCCCATGCCAATTGAAGTGGTTGTTCTTTGGGAGTTTGGACTTTCCCATCTCTGTAAGGTTTGAGTCATACTTCATCTTGAACCGGGAAAGGTGATTGACCCAATACTCAATTGGTCGGCAATTTACATGGTGATGCCCGGGCTGTCCCGGTTCTGCTGCGGTCATCGCCAACATCCTTCCCACAGAGATGGTGGCTAACAAGTAGTCCAAATACTTGGCGTCCACGTGCTCCACTACCTCGCAACACCACACCAAGTCAATGTTGGCGAGAATGATGGGGCCTTTGGTTAGGTCTGCGATGATAACGGGGTCAAAAGCTTTGGAGGCATTCTCAGCAAGGCCCTCCAAACCTATGGCTTGAACCCCAAGCTGGCGGAAGTAGAGAAGGGCATTGCCTTCCCCACAACCTACATCCAAGACGGATTTAACGGCAAAGGTTGGGACTATCCAATCCCAAAGTCCGGGACAGAAGGTGAAGGAATCTCCCCCGGGAATGTTCCCACCCAGATGGGGATGCTCCTTGGAAACGACGCATTCAAAAGCCATTAGAGGTCCCTCACATTCCACAGGCCAACAATCCTCCCGCGACAGGCGTGGGAATTGTTCTCCTGTATGAACTCGATGGGCTTGGGTAGATTGAAGGGTGGGAGGCAAAGGTTGATTGGACGCCAGCCTATGGAACCTCCCATCTCCAAGGGGTCATTCACCTTTACATTGGGGAATGAGGTGGAAAGGAAAAGCTTGGAACCGCTGACCTTGATGTTCTTCAAAACCTTGGTTATCCACCAGTTGGAGAGATGGAACAGGAGGTCCCGGCACATTACCAAGTCTGATTTGGGGATGGAGTCTTCCACGATGTTCCTCACCCCAAAGGTTATTCCTTCCAACTTCCCATACTTTGCTTGGTTGGCTAGAATCATCTCTGGGACGATATCATACCCACGGTATTCAATCCCTCCCAGATCAACCTCCTTCATCCAGTTCCAATCTCCGCATGGGATGTCGGTGAAGGTCTTGATGTCGTAGGCTGTGAAAATCCCGGGCAAGGCTTCCCGTATCTCCTTGGTGTTCTCCAAGTAGGAACCATACCCACTCACCGATTCCAGCTCCCCCGGGCCTGCGCGGTATTGGTTTCTCCAAGCGTTGGTCTGTTGAAGATGGGTCATTCCCGTTACCTCGTGGCCTGGGAAATTGCGTTTCTTCCGCTCCTCAAACAGCATCCGGTCCCGCTTCCACATTTGTTGGGCCTTCTGGAGATGGGGTGGGCGCTGCTCCCCACGGCGTTGCCAATGATCGTGGTATTGGGTTATGTCCTTTCGCTGGTGGAAGGCCCCAAGTATTTCCGCAACCACTTGGAGTTCATGGTCTGAGTAGTAATGGAAATACTCCTCCCAGAACGGCCCATTCCCATTGTAAGCCTTCTCAATGAAAGTCCTTCCAATCCAAGGAGAAACGGCGCAGATGGAAGTGTTCGCAAAGTCATCCCCCGTAGGCTGCATGACTCCAAACAAATCCGGGAAACGCTCCAAAAACTGGGCTCCCACTTCCTGCATGATCCTTGTGGAATCGGGGTGGACATCATCTCCAGCGGCCACTACGATATCAGCATCCACAGATCGACATAAGGCGTTTGCAGCTTTTGGAAATCCGGCCCACTTCTGCTGCACGATGACTTTATCTGCACCTAAATCCTCCCGGTCGTGCGGAGGGTTAACCAGAATGGCTACCTTGTAGCCCAAGGCTTTCCACTTCTTTGCCATGTCCCGGGAAAGCTGGGGGTGGACGGTTGGCCAGACTACCCAAATGTTCATTCGGCCCTCCCACGATTAATCTGCCGTTTGAAACGATACGCCCCACGGGTATGCATGATCACAGGGGCCAATCCCGGGTATCTCTTCTGAGTCAACTCCGTGATCCAAGTGTACTCCTGAGGAAGCTCAACAAACTTACAACCCGGAGTTTCCCGGATAGCCATTTCCAAAGTGCGTTGATCCCAAGCTGGTCTCCCGTCCGGGAGTTTGACTGGGTACTTGGCGTTCAAAGCTATCCAACGCTGTACCACGTCCTTACACACTGGGGAATTGCTGAAGTAAACCGTCCCAGATAGAAATTCCGTGGTGTTGGAGAAGTGGACGGCGGCAATGTCCGCTTGGATCGTATCCAAGAGAACCGGGGGCTGGACCATAATCGCATCCACGTCCAGATACAGCACCGGCCCGGGGATGTTGGCCAAAACCCATTCCATGAATCGGGCTTTGTATTGGGTATTCTTCTGCCATGAGCCTTGGTTCTGGACGCCACCGAAAAAGTAGGAATACCCAAGGCTTTCCAAGGAAAGCTTGAGGACATCTTTCTCTTTTTCGTATGGGGTCATCATCGTATAAAAGCCCACCACCCGGAAAGGGTGGGGGTTTGGGGAATCCCAACGCTCCTCTTTGACAATCACGATTTGCCTCCTCAGGCTCCTTGACCAGCTCCACCTCCAAACACCGCTGAGTCATCAGCAGACAACGCATCTGCTAATGGTACAACATGTTGGACAACCGCAGCCGTCGCAACTTCTCCGTCCTCATCCCGGGTAACACCGATCAGGACGTGGACGGTTGAACCCGGGGTGAACGCTCCCAAAGACCCCAACAGGCTCTGGAACTGTAACTCTGAGAAAGCCTGATCTAACACCGGGGAATCCACCCCCGGCACAGGGTCTGAGCCTTCCTTCGCCCATACCTGCCAACGGTCAGGTGGGTATCGGTCCACCCCTAAATACGATGCGGCGGCCAGAACCCCACTGCTGGGAGCGGACAAAGCCTTGGCCCGGACTGGGGCTGTTAGCGGCCCCAACTCTTCTGCCCCATCGCTATCAATCTCAAAGATGGTACAGCCTTGGTTGAAGCTCAACAGGTCGTATTGATTCCGCTTCCGCACACAGCAGTGGAAACGAGTGGTCCCAGAAGCCGGTGGGGTGAGAGTATGGGTGAAGGGAAGGCCTGTGGAGGTAACGACAGGTTGGTCTGAGGCAAGAAAGTCTGGGGCTTGATCTTCACCAACGTACAATTCATACCGCTCCAGACTAGAATCTGCAACTCTGTAGAATTCCAACAGTGAGCGACTGAACCCACCCGCCTTGGAACTCTCAGTTGAGCTATCATCACTCCCCTCCTCTCCAACGAAAATCTCAAGGTCCACAACCTCCTTGGAGGACACTACTCCTGAAGCTGGGAATTCCTTCTTGATCCAAAGCCCCACGCTTTCCCCGGGTAGAATCTCCCCAATGTCCAAAGCGTTCAGGACGCCCATGACCTCTTGGAAGACCACCCCACTGGGGGCCGTCTCCTCATCCGCTATGGTCTGGACAGCCCCATCCGAATCCACATCCTCCACTCCCAAGGAGTAGGTGGCCTGTGGGCCGTTGTCTGGGACCCAGAGGGACAATTGACTCAGTGAGTCCAAGGTCCCTTGGTTCTTCAGGATGATACAACGGTAGGTGGTCTTCCCAGCCGTCCTTTCTGCGCTGGAGAGATTCCCCATGGCCAAGACGCCATTCGCACGCCGGACAAGATCCAACGTCATTTGACCAAGGAATCCCAAGGTGCGGGTTACTCGCTTCACCATCACAGCCTTAACCAAATCCTCCCCACCCAGAAGAATCTTGGTTTCATTTACAGCTATCTCCACGGCTTCCCCAGCTACGTCTCCCGGGGGAGTGTACTCCAAGTCCCCATCCCCATTTACGGTTATGAGCCCTTGGCCCTCCCCATTCTCAGAGAAGGCCCGGAGGAGCTGAAGCCCGGGGATGGGGTTGTTGATCTGGGCTCCCAGTTCCTGATACTCAATCGTAGAAGCCGCCCCACCCAAACTGGCCGCTGGGTCTATGTTGGAGGTCCCTCCCGTGAGGAAGATACCCAACCGATGAAACCAAGTGTTCTGTTCCATTTAGCCCTCACTTATGGTAAGCAACCCATCAGAACCATAAGCCATGTCCACATCTGGTTCTGGGGGATTGCGACAAATGAGAACGGAGAAGCCTACAGAAGTCCCAGCATCCCCTTGGGTATCCAAGGCGCTCACCCTCCAAAGGGCTGTGCTCCCGTCCTCCAAAGGTCCTGTCTGGAACTTGAAGTATTCCTCTCCAAGGTCCATGATGATTCGGCGTTGAATCCAAACCCCAGATACACTTTCCTCCACCTTGTAGGCTGAGGCATTCGCCACCCGTCTCCATTGGAGAAGGAGATGGGGAGGAAACAACTCACTCTCAGCTGGGCTTTGGACAATCTCCAAAGGTGGTGGGGAAGAGATGTACCCGGGATAGGAACAAATGTATTCCCCATCCGTCGTGGTAGTCAGAAGGACTCCATCCAACCAGACCTCATAGGACACTCCCGAATCAGCATCCCATGAGAAGGTCCAGACGCCTTCTGAGGTATTGGTAATGGTTAGGTTCATGGTGCTCTTCCTCCAACTGCGTATGGCCCAGAAGGACCTGTGCCCATGGCGTGCCAAGCCGTCCCATCATAATAAGCAGCGTTGACAGCGGCCACGGCAGGACTTCCCACCGTTGTAAAAGTCCCAACGATGTACAACCTGTTGTTGATGACGGCCATGGCTGTAATGGGGCCATTTGTGCCGCCCGCATAGGTTGCCCAAGGAGATGAGCCATCTGTACTCACAAGGTATGGAGAACCTTGGCAACGCCCAATTATCAGCCCATCAAATTCAATCAGTTGGTAGGCTACTACATTCCCCAAAGACGGACCAAAATCAGCCGCTGAGCCTCCATAAGTCCCCAACCATTTCCTCATGTATTCATTGGAGGAACAATAGGGTTCTCCATTGTATAAAATAACATCATATCCCACTTCATACAAAATGGCTATGTCCCGCCAATACCCACTATTCCATACGCTGAAACCGTATCTGTAATTGTATCCATCGTAACCACAGGCAAGAATATCACTCCCAAGATAAACCAAACCCATATTCAAAGAGCTGTATAGATAATACCTCCAAGAAGACGTTCCCAGTTGAGACCAAGATCCACCAGAGTATACTCTTGGGGGTTGTGGGGAATAGTCCCCATGAAGAACCACAAAGTCATTTCCCTTCAAAATAATTCTACCTGGATTCTGCCAAGAAGCATCCCAATTCAAAGAGGTGAAATTCACCCCATCTGTCGTTTGAACAAGACGACCAGTATTTACCCCGTTGACCGTAGTGAACCAACCTCCCACTATGATAGCATTCATAGTTGGGTGATACATAATACAAGTCACTCGGTTGTTAAAAACCCCATTGGCGGCCCAAGCATACAGGGACTCATTCCATGAAGTCAAATAGTTGATACTACCTTGGAATAGCGTAAACAAACCACCCACCAAAACCAAAGTGGGAGGAACCAGAGGAGGCATTCCAAAGGTATCAAAAGCATCCCTACGCTTCAACGTATCAAAGCGGATATTCCGCCAGTGGGAGTCAAACTTGGATCCCATTACTCCTCCAAGCCGTAGAATCTGGGACCATCCTTCAACGCCAACAGATGGGCCTCCACGTAGGGTATCCCGTCTATGGTAATGTTGGAGGTCCAGACGTTCTGGAACCGTCCATGGAAGGCTGGGATGTATTTCCGGTACTTGGTCTTGGTGTAGTACCAGAAGGACTCAAGGTTCCAGAAGGAGACATGCGTTGGGTCCCGGAAAGCCGCACGCCCATCCGTACTGGGAACACGGATCATGAGGAAGCCCCCATGCTTCAAACATCTCCAGGCCTCATTCATCGTATTGATGGAGTCTGGGAGGTGTTCAAAGATATCAGCCGCCCGGATACACCCACAGGAGTTATCCCCAAAGGGCCATTTCCCCCGGAGGTCCGCAGTGATCTGGGCTCCTTGGAGGTCCACGGAAATGAAGCCCTTCCTTGGATTGAACTGGGCCCCCAAGTCCAAGGACAACAGGCCTTCCCTGCGGGACCATTCCAAGGCCATTCGTTCTATGTGGCGGAAATAAACCGCCCATTGAGTATCTTGGATGGCTTGGAACTTCTCCTTGGAAGTCTGTTTCTCGTGTACCCGGTATTCATACAGGCATTCCGGGATATGAACCATGGGGCCTCCCAACCATGCCCGACAGGTCATATCGTGGTCGTCCGCTATGGCCAGGGAAGCATCGTGGCCCCCAACCCTATGGTACCAGTCCGCATTGTAAACCCGGACGTGATCAGGCCCATAGTAAATCCGGCTCAGGTTCTGGGGCAACGGTGGGGGAGCAACGTTCACTTTTCTCCCATCGGGCAAGTCGTAATAGGTCCACCCATAGAGGGCACTCCAAGGATGCCACTTCCCATTGTAGTGGCAATCTGAGTAGAGCATGGTGGCCTCAGGATTCTTCTCACCCACCTCCTCCACCCTCTGGACGCATGTTGGGAACAGTTTGTCGTCATGATCCAGTTCCAGAAGCCAATCCCCTCCCGCTTGGGAGAAAGCCTCATGCTTCACCGCCCCAACCTTCCCAGAGGCTTTCAGTGGGACCACTCTCCAACCGATGTCTGGACGCTCCTTGAAGACCTCCTCACACATCTTCTCAAAGGTACCAACCTCACAGGCCTTCTTCCCGTTGGGGGCAATCAACACTTCAAAACTCTTGGCCGTCTGTTGAGCGACTGACTCCAGAGTCTCCCGGAGGTACTTGGGGTCATGGGTTGGGATAATGACGCTCACCATCCCAGGGTGACACCCAAAGGGTCCACGCTCACCCTTGGGTCCTGTGTCGCCAGAATGACCAGGCTCAATCAAATCCCGTCTGGGTTTTTCTCTGCATTCTTTTGGTCTGCCGGGGTCTGTAAAACCTCCACAACATTGACACCCTTTACAATCCTTCCACCAGGATGGTTCTGGAGAATGCCCAGGCCTCCAACCCTTGAGAGTTGGGGAAGGACCAGGGTGGCCAGGCGTCCCAGGTGCTCCAGTACATCCTTCAGATCCAGACTTTTTCACGGTAAATCCTCCTCTTGCTTTATTATCGTACTATCATGTCCCTTTTGGACGCCTTCAGGGCTTCCACATCCGCCTGTAGCTTATCCAGGGCAGACAGTTTCGTTTGTGCGGAGGTCAGTTCTGCTGTCAAGGAGGCCACATCGGTAGACAGCTTGCCGATTAAGGCATCCTTATCCTTCGCTGCTTTCTGATCCGCCTCTTGTTGGGCCTTCATCTCTGCGTCAAAGGCCAACAATTCGGCTGAGTCTTCGGTGACGAAGTCTTCCGCCTTGTGCCAGTCCTGCTTTCTGGCGTAGTGGCCCTTGATCTTGCCCTCCGCGTCACGGTCCACCCATCTGATCTCTGCCATGTTCTTCTCCTATGAATCTTTTCCTCTTGGGTCGATCCAGCCCTGCGTGTATACGTATGCCGTACACGCTGCGGTGTCTGTTCTGCCCCTGATTTGGCTACTTGTATTTGTTCTCAGTGACGTTGGACCTTTATGCCATGTTGGGTCAACACCTTGACCATTGATTTGATATGATGTGACATTGGGTTGGCTGGCCGCTGAATCTGTAACATCCGGAGAACTCCAATAGACTATCACATTTGCACCTTTTGCAACTTGTGTTGTAATGACAGGTAATGTTTTTACCCCAAGAGGAACGCTCAACGTATACAGTGTAGCAGAATTGGTAATCGCGGCGGCATTAACATCGGTGATTCCGACCTTCCACAAGAATTGATTACCCATTTGACTGAACGCCAGAATGTTGGCGGCTGATCCATTCGTCAGCACGCTCCCGATGCGCCTATATGTGGAGTATCCAGCGGGTTTATTCGCGGCAGTGACAGAAGTGTCAAACCCAGCGTCAATCGTCCCATCTGAATCCTTGCGAATTAAGAAGACGTGATACCAAGTCGCGTTCCCAACTGAACCGGAGAACAAACCGCCAGCCGCCGAACCTGCCGCCCATGCCGCGTCAATCTGCTTGACCAGCGTTGCGGTGTTGATCAGATTGTACGTGTTCGTGCTGTCTCTGGCCTCGCCAGCGGCGATGTTGATGTCATGGTCGGCATCCGTCCCGTTGGCGAGGATCAGGCCGTCGATATATCCCCTGCCGAATGCGCGATTGCCGCCGAGTAAAGTGCTGAGTACGGTCATGCGTCACGCCCTCTGGGGTCGATCCAACCGTAGGTTCGCACGTAATACGAACAACCCGCAGCACTGGCGAAAAACCGCAGTTGAGCACTCGTGTTCGTCTGTAAATTCTGCTGATCACGAATGGTGAAGCCAACACCTCCGGCAGTGGCTGTATATACCATTCCGGCGCTTACTATTACGTTGGGGTCTTCATCGTTTACATTCGGTGATGCAACAGCCATCGACGGAGTAGCGGCGGCTTTAAGTACCGTTGCGCAGAAGAAAGGCCACACCATAACTCCGGTAGGAACTGTCAAGGTTGTCGCCAAGGCTGCATTATTTATGGCTCCAGCATTAACATCGAACACCGATGCCTTCCATAGGAACTTGTTTCCTGACTGATAGAACGCAATCAGATTCGCAGACCCATTCGTCAACACCGAACCGATCCTGCGCTTGTAACTGTACCCAGCGGGCATCGTGGGCGCAGTCGCAGACGTGGAGAACAGAGCATCAATGGAACCGTCTGAGTCCTTGCGTATCAACCAAACGTGATACCAAGTCGAATTGCCAACTGCGCCGGTATCCAATCCACCGGCATTGTTGCCAGCCGCCCAGCTTGCGTCGATTTGCTTGGTGATTGCCGCAGCCAGACCCATCGTGTAGGCATCCGTGGAGTCCCGCGCCACACCGGCTGCAATCGTGATGTCGTGATCGGCGTCTGCCGCGTTGCTCAGGATCAAACCGTCAATCAGACCACGGGAGGCTGTGGGCAATCCCATGGAACTTCCAACAACATCAAGATCAAATATCTTCCAGCCGTCAGTGGCGCCAGAGTATATCAGGCGCACCGCAGCGTCATCCGCGTCCAAAACAAAGTCCGCTTCAACCCCCTGGATCTTGGAACCATTCCTCCCAAGAGTCAGATTGTAAGTGCGGAAGGTTCCTTTGGTATCAAGGATTTGGACTTCATCGCCATCTGTGGGAGTGGGAGGAAGAGTAAGTGTCCAAGCCCCGCCAGAGGTATCGGCTAAAATCCCATCGCCAGCTTCAGCCGTATAGGTGGTGGTCTTGGTCACCCAGGTTACGCCACCACCGCCCTCTCCCTGGGCACCCTGGTCTCCCTGCGGGCCTTGGGTTCCGGCGTCCCCTTGAGTTCCTTGCACGCCCTGGGTTCCTTGATCTCCCTGATCACCCTGGGGACCTGGGACAGTGGAATCAGCACCTTGCGGACCTTGGGTTCCTTGCGGACCTTGTGCGCCTTCTCCGCCCTGGTACCCCTGATCACCCTGGACTCCATCGTACCCCTGGTCACCCTGGTCCCCTTGTGCACCCTGGGCACCCTGGTCACCCTGGGGACCTGGGACAGCGGAATCTTGTCCGGTTGCCCCCTGGTCTCCTTGGGCACCTTGTGCGCCTTCAAGAGCCAGGACGGCCCAGACCTCGCTCTCAGGGCTGGGCGTTTCGTTGTAGGAAGAAACTGCGATACAATAATATGATGAACCTTCGTGGTACACCGTATCCCGTTGATAGTAGGTGAAGTTAGGTAGCCATGTTCCACTGAACGTCAATCCGGCAACACCAGTGGCCCCCTGAGCACCTTGAGGTCCGGGGACAATCGAGTCAGCCCCCTGCGCGCCTTGATCTCCCTGGGGACCTTGCGTGCCCTGGGTTCCTTGATCACCCTGGTCGCCTTGATTGCCTTGATTGCCTTGGTGGCCTTGATTTCCTTGGGTTCCTTGGTCGCCTTGATGGCCTTGGGTTCCTTGGGCACCCTGAGTACCCTGATCCCCTTGATCTCCCTGGGCTCCCTGGGGACCTGTAACACCCGTAACATACAACGTAGTTTTGACGTGGGAGGTATTTACACTCCCCTCATAGACAAAGTGGACGTTCTTGGCCGCAACGGAGTCCGTCTTACCATAGACCTTGATTACCAATCTATCCGTGGCATCCAATACAATATCTGAGGCCTGTGTGTAGGTGATTTCTTTCAGGGCCACGGAGGTGTTGTCTATGTCCACAGAAGTCACATTGAATAATTCGGTTTCAACCCCCAAGGAAGAATACTTGTAAACCCGGAATACCAATTGAGTTGTTCCGCCAGAGTTGTTCACATAAGTGTAGGCTGAGAAAATCCAGAATCCAGCCTTGATGATTTCTGTTCCCGGGTATCCAGTGTGTGTGATATAGGAATCAATCAACACCTCTCCCGTGGCGGAAGAAACTTCAACGGACTCATCATCCTCTTCAGAGAAAGATGGAACAGGATATAAGCCCTCATACCCAGCAGGGTCCTCAGATTCCTCATGGTGGAAGTAAAGAATTTGACCGGTGGATTCTCCCGGGGTGCCCTGGTCACCCTGGTCGCCTTGGTAGCCTTGGTCGCCTTGATGGCCTTGGGTTCCTTGCGTACCCTGGTCGCCTTGGTTGCCTTGCGTACCCTGGTCACCCTGATGACCTTGGGTTCCTTGCGTACCCTGGTCGCCTTGGTCACCCTGGTAACCTTGGGGACCTCCCGGATCACCCTGGATGCCTTTATCGCCTTGAACACCTTGGTAACCTTGGTGGCCTTGGTCACCTTGATCTCCCTGGTTACCTTGTGTTCCCTGGTAGCCTTGGTCACCTTGATCTCCCTGGTTACCTTGTGTTCCCTGGGCACCCTGTTTTCCTTGGGTGCCTTGGGTGCCCTGGTAGCCTTGAACACCACGATAACCCTGGGTGCCTTGGGCGCCCTGGTAGCCTTGAACACCACGATAACCCTGGGTGCCTTGATAACCTTGGGCTCCCTGGGGGCCTTGCGGGCCTACATCATCACATTCCTCAGCCCACTTCCTCCCATCTGGTACTTGGAACCACTCACAATCCTCAACTCCAATACCACCCTTGGAACCCCGGACTCCAAGGATTACATCCCCCACTTGGAAGCTTGGGGTGATCTTTTCCGTGATGTCCGTCTCCCCGGACTTGGAAGCCGTCCGGGTGGAACTATCGGTGTAGGCATAGGAAATGCTATTGCGAGTCTGCCCATCAAACGGAGTCCTTCGCAATAACCATTCCTTGGCTACGTTTACAGCCTCAGTCCCTTCAACGTCTTGGTCAAGGTAGTGGCAAACCAGATAATCGTCTTCAGCGGACACCACCACAAACTGACGAATGACGACTTGGGACCTTGGGACATTCCCAGACAGAGACAACAATATCCGTCCGCCAAAGGAACGCAACTCCAACCCTTCCCCAACCGTCAACCGGGTGATTAACTGGGAAGTAATTTTGTTGAGGTCTGAGGCGGACAACGCCATGCCCGGGCGAAAGTCAGGTGGGAGGTCTAAACCGCCTTGGTTAGCCATTCCTAACCTCCCTGAAGGGTTGTCCCAATAGTGTTCTCAAAATCTACCTCTGGGTGCCACTTGATCGTCTTGTACCCTGTTCCCTCCACCAAGTCCTTTGGGGGCCTATCAGTTCGGTCATCGATGAATCGGGCTGTTGGGTCCCAAGTATCTTCGTTGTACTGGAATTCAAAGCTCATGTAATACCGGTTGGAGTATGCCGTGGCGTCGTGGAGCTTCCAAGTGCAGCCCGTACACATCCAAGTCCGCACCGCCCCACCGCTGAAAGCAACGCTGTTTACCCGCCCCACGACCTGATTGGCAATCAACCAAGGCGTTTCGGTTTGCTTTATCCCTTGGTACATCATCGTCCGTTGGGGAACAAAGACTTGAATTTCACCGGTCTGTTCCTTGGTCTGCCCAGCATAGTCTGGGTCCGTTGCCGGATAGGTATGGCTGAGAACAATTTGCTCCCCGTTCTCATCCATGTCCGTATTGACCTGTTGGATATTGACTCTCAACTCTCCCGTGAAAACACCCACTGGAGGAGAATCAAAATTCTGGCCCGGGCTATGGTAATGTTCATACTGGACGTCCACCAAGGCTATATCCTTGTCCAACATCGTGACCGAACGTCCAGAACAAATCAGGTTGGTTCCGCCCGTAAGGGCATCCCCATTCACAGGAATCCCTGTTGCCGTCAGTGCATCAAGGGTGGCCCTGTAGTCGGACCTGGTTAACCCGGAAACAACAAACCTTCTGGTGAGGGATTGCAGCGCACCATACTTCTCGGTGACGTTCAGGTCTTCTATCCGGTCAATCTTCACCGTGGACATCGTTCAACTCCTCAGGTCAGAATGGCTCCCACCGGCTTTCCTTTGGTAACCTCAATCAGCTTATCCATCTTCTCAGCCACCACCGAATCATGGACCTGCTGTTCCTCCTTCTTGGCCGTCACCGCTGTTCCCGCCAGGGAGAACTTACCAAGGCTCATGGTCTTGAACTGATTCTTCATCATGGGATCGTATGGAAGAGCAGCCGCCACTTTCTCTTCCTGCTTCTTGGCTTCCTCAAAGCTTGGAATCTTGGAGGCTTCCAAAGCCTTCTTCCAGAAGCCCCCGCCATCCGGCTTGTTTACATCGAACACCAAGTTTGGGAGGTCTTTGAGGTTGGACTTGAAGCCTTCCAAAGGTCCACGCATTTCAGACATCCCAGACTTGATAATATCCTTGGCAGACCCAAAGATGTCTTGGGTAATAAAGCCTTCTTTCATAGCATCCCGGAGTTGTTGAGTCAAGGTGTTGGCGTTCAAATCTTTTCCAGTAAACACGGACTTGATCCATTCCCAAGCTTGGAGGGCCCATTGGTAAATAGCTTCTCCAGCGTCCGCCAGAGCGTTGAACAAAGTGTTGAGGAAGCCCACGGAGAATATCTCAGTGAACTTTCCTAACAACCAACCTTGGAACATTACAAAAAGCCTCATCAAGGTTTTTTGCCAAATCAACCAGTTGTAAACCATGTTGGTAATGAAGATACCCAAGGCCCGGAGCATGTCGTTGAGGAGAATAGTCCAGTTGTTCGGAAGCCAATCCATGATGGCCTTCATGTTGGTACTGAAGTTCATCAGAAATCCAAAGGCTTTGGAGAAGAAGTTGGACATGGCGGAGGTCACCGTTGTCCAAGCTTGCCCCAAGCCCTCTGAACCCACCAACCAGTAGATCAACCCCACTACAGCCCCAACCACTAGACCAATAATCGCAATCACCTTGATCAGAGGAATCAAGGCTACCAGCCCCACAGAGGAGATGGAGCCGAACAACCCGATGAGATAGGCCCCAGCCACCTTGAACAGGACGATGAAGGGACTCATCAGCCCAATCACCTTCCCAAGGATCAGGAGGGCTGGCCCCACCGCAGCCGCTATCCCGGCGAACAGCATGATGGATTCCTTGGAGGAGTTGTTGAGACCTCTCCACCAATTAAGGGCCTGTTGAATCCACGCCGTCACCTTTTGGATAGCTGGGATCAGGGCCTTCCCAATCTCCATGGACACATCCACAATATTGTTCCACAGAATCTTCATTTGTCCGGCAAAAGAGGTCATCTGCTTTTCAGCAATCTCCCGGGTAGTGCCGCCAGCCTTTCTCAAGGCTTCCTCATACTCCCGGATTTTCGCAGAGGTCCCCATTAGAGTCTGGATGGCGCTGAAAGAACGGTCTTGGAAGCCCAACATCTCAGCCGTGGCTTTCTGCTGCTTATCCGTCATCGACCCAAACTTGGTTTCCAGTTGAGCAATGATATCCGCGATGGGGAGCATTTTCCCATTAACATCGTAAATGGACATTCCCATCTGAGCCCAAGCCTTGTTCTCCTTCAAAACAGAGGTCTGGAGGTCCCGGAGAACAATGGAGAGTTTCTCACCTGCGATCTCCCCCTTGATACCTTGGTCTGCGAAAGCCGCCAATACCGCCACGCCCTCCTCAACGTCCTTGTTCAAATTCCTCAAGGCCGCTGCGGACTTGGTGGTAAGGGCTTTGCTGAATTCCTCAATGTTGGCGTTGGCCAAGATGTTAGCCTTGGATAACACATCCGTTACCCGGATCAGATTGGTAAGGTTCTGGGTAGCATCCTTCACCTTTAGCCCAAGGGCCGATTGGGCGTCCATGGCGTAAGTCGTGGCGTGCTCCATATCCATAAGCCCAGCCGTCGCAAACTGCTCCACGGCAGCCAGAGCCTTCATGGATTGTTGGGCGTCCAAACCCGCAGACGCAAGGAAGTAATATGCCTTCGCAAGATCAGTAGCACTCGTGGTTGTATTTATGGCGATGGTCTTGGCGGTGGCTTCCAATTCCGTCCGGGTAGCTTCTGAAATCTCTCCCATAATCGCCATGGACTGAGTCATGGCTTGATCAAAATCTACAAAGGCCCGGACGGATTTGTAAGCAAAACCTACGATGGGGGCGGTGAGGGCGATAGAAAGCTTGGTGCCCAGAGAGGTAAGTTTCTCAGAGGCGGCATTAACCGTCCGCTCCACGCCCGCCATAGCCTTGGTGAAACCTAGGGTGTCCGCCCGGAGGTCTACCACCAAGGAACCAAGGTTCACCGCAGGACCAGCCATGCTAACCTCATTTCAACTTCATTCCAATCGCCGCACCCCAATATGTCTTGGACCTCTTGGTCCTTTCCTCTACATCCTCCTCAGTGACTCTTCTTGGGCTTCCGTGGGATACTTTGAACTTGAGAAGACAGTCCTCAATGCGAACGTTCTTGGGGTTCTTAACATGACCCTTGCGGACCTCTGCCGCAATGGACGCCATGTACCAACGTTCCGCATGAAAGCCATGGACTTCATCCCATTCCAAGTAAGCCGCCCACTCCAGAAATTCAGTCGATGTCGTTTTCGCCTGCAATTCTTGGAGCGGAATCCCAAGGTGAGAGGCAAGCTTAAACCAAAGCCGCCTCTCCCCCACTACTCTTTTTTTGCCTCCTTCTGGGCTCCTTCTCCCAAGGAACTCAGTTCTTGGGCCGCATCAAACAACGTGGCCAAGGTGGACGCCGGGAAAGCTTGGAGGTCTTTCATTGGGACCAAGACCCCATCGCTATCGTACAAACACAACGCCAGAAGAGAAGCTTGGAGGCCGTTGAAGTTCTTCAGGCCCGTCATCTTCCCATCGGTGAACTTCACTCGGTCGCTCATCCCGGTGAGGTACTTGTCCCGGGCTTCCCCGGACAGTTCCTTGAGCGTGTACGCTTTCTCATCCAGCGTCACCGGAATTTCCTTCAACTTCAAAGTCAGTTTGATCGGTTCCATCTTCACCTTCCTCCTCTGATGCCCTTTTCACCCACTTTCCTGACAACCGGCACAGCTCCCCGGGGGGAGGGCTGTGTAATCTAACAGCCCTCACCCCCGGCACATTGCTACGGAGCATTATACACAGGTGCCGTTTCAACCAGTGAATCGTTCTGGTTGCTCGGGATGATCGTCACCTCTGCGGTAGGCTGCTCGCCTTCCACGTTGGCGTTCGGTTTGAACTCGTTCAGCCAACCCCAGAAGGCCAGCGTGGAGCCGTCCGGGAAGGTGATCGTGATCAGGTTGTTGGCGTTGATGAGGGTGAGGATTTCATCATACACCGCCGGATCATACGCCGCCACAAAGGAGCACTCGCTCAAGGTCTTGAGCTTCTTGGGGGCACGAGTCCGCCAAGCCGTGTTCTGCATCGTGGTGGTATCGTTCTCCCCGCCGCCATCGATGCCCGGTGGGGTGACCTCTTTCTCGTACAACTTAACACTGGGATTATCCGCAAAGCTGATCGTAGTGCTATGTCCGTCGTCAATTCTCGCCATGATCTTCTGTCTCCTTCTTCTGGGAGCCTCTGGTAATCAACGCGGATTAGGCGTTGTTATAGAGTGCTCCAACCTTTGCCGTTGCGGCCACAACACCACCGTGACTCACGCTTACATGGTTAATTACAACCGCCCCAATCGGATCGTCCTGGCCATTGAGGTTGTTCCAATCACGTTGCTGATTCAAGCCAACGTCCCAAGCCAGAACCGGAGTGCCGCTACCAGAAGCACCCGTCCAAAAGATGACGATACCCAGTTGGGTGAGCTTGGCAAGGAGGGCCACGTGGACAAAGTCCGCAGCCAGCTCAAAGCTCAAAACCTTGGGGTTCATCACGGTGACCTCAGTGTCTTCCGTGGGAAGGTTATCCCCGGACCCACCATCAACCGTCAGGACACCCGCAGCCAGAGTGGCGTCCATGTTGTATCGGCGTCCGCCATCCCAGTACACATCAACCTTCCCGGTGGCCACAACCGCATCGGAATCATCCAACGTGATTTCACCGGTATCGTTGTCCGTTCTGGTGGTCAAGACTCCAGCATCGGCCGCAACCATGCTTTCCTCTTGGACCAAAGCGGCATCAGCGGAAAGGTTGATGCTTTGAGAAAAGCTCACCCCACCGATGCTTCCCGACTTTCCTGCAGTCAGCGTAGGCATTCAAATGCCCTCCTTATTGCTGGGTTATGGTGGCCAAAAAGTTCACTGTGAACAACTCCCGTCTCTTCGTACCCTCCTGTTCCACCCCAAGAGGAATCACCCCAGCTGTCGCCGTGGCAGCATGTACCAAGTAGGAATCCTCATCTACCACCACAACCTGATTGGAGATAGCCATGAGCGAATCAAAGGCAGCTTTGGCTTTTACCCAACCCTCGGTGTACTCCCGGTGACGTACCTTGAGTTGGATTCCCCAATGTTCAATCCGGTTGGAGGTCTTCTGGAGTGTCCCGTCTTCCACAGGAGCAGTATCGTACACACAAGCGCAATTGTCTGGGTCCTCTGGCATGGAGGTCTCAAACAACGGCCAAGTGTCTGAATCGTAGGGTTCAAACAGGCCCAAGTCCCGCATCATCTTGGAGATGATTTCAGAAGGAGCGTGATTCATTCTTTGCCCCCTCCTTGGTAAGCCTTGGCGATGTCATGGCGGAGATCATTGAAAAGCTCCAATCGCATCTCCTTCCACGGACGTTCCAAGAACTTAGCCTGTTGGTTTTTCCCACGCCGGAACCAAATCTTTTTCTGGGCCGGGGTATGGGCGTTTGCAATCTCTTTCCGATGTTTCCGGTTGAATTCTTCTCCGTGGGCAGCGTCCAGATTCTCATGGACATACACCGCATACGCTGCGGTATATCCCACCGTCACCGAGTCTCCCCGGGAAGTCAACCGCGTGAAAGCAGACGCCTTCAGGTTCCCAAACTGGACCGGGACAATCTTCTGGGATGCCCTTTGAAGCTTCAATCCCGCCCGGAGGAGGGCGATCATGACTGCGGCCTGGGTCACCTTCTGGTGTTTGCGGATGTTACGGATGACGGTATCTATTCCCCGGCATTTAGTGAGCCTCATAGGAAGGCCCTCCGCATAATCTTGGTCTGGCGGATGTTGGGGAGTTTCTCAAACCGCCTGATCTCGTGGGCGTCTGGGTTGGCCTTGGGGTCTCCTTCCAACTCCACATCGGCCAAAGCCCCAAGCATCAGGATGCCTCCAACCTCAACGTCTTCCCCAAGGTATACCACGGCAGTACTCAACTCCCGAGTGCCTTCAGGACCAATAAACTCGCTGGTAGTAGGCTCCCATCGGCAAGAAAGCTCCACAGCATCCCCGTACTGAGGACGCCCATGACGGTCTGCTCCCGTACTGGGAGCCCAGTACACAGCCGTCTGCTTTCTAATCCGCTCCAGAAGCCCCATTAGTCCTCCACCCCATCCTCATCTTGGTCCGTGGTTCCACCCCAAATGATAGCCGCAGCCTTCTTCCCTCCACCGGCTATCCGGGCACTCAACGCGGCCAGGCCTCCATAGGTATCCAAGAGGAGGGCCTGCTGACCCTCCTTGGTACCGTGGAAGGCCATTTGGACTTGGGGATTCTGGGCCTGTTCCCGCATCGGCCCAATCCCTTCGCTGGCCAGCCTTGGGTCCCGGATGACGTAGAAATGAGCGGCCAACCAACGCTCAATCAACTCCAACCGGACAGCGGTGTACTCGGTGTCGTTCACCCCAACACAACACTCGGTCACCAACTCGTTGGCCATGTCGATGAAGGGCTCAAGGTCGATGGAGGCATCAACCTCCACAACCTTCCCAACATTTGCCGCAGTCGTGCGAGCCATGTTAGTTTCCCTTCTCAACGGCTTGTTCTGGGGCTTCCTTGGTTGGGTCTACAGGTTGGGGCTTTCTCCCCTTGATGTAGGCCCCAGCCGGAATCTCCCCCTTACCAATGGGCTCCCATTTCCCCGTCTCAGGATTCTTGGACAGGAGTTCAGCCTTCACAGGCTTGGCCAAGCGAAGGGCCTTGGCATCGTAGTCCACGAAGTTGTATTCTTTTTCCTCCCGGTTAGTGGGCTGGAGAAAACACCCACTAGTAATCATCAGGAGTGAAAGGATCATCAGCATCCTTACCATTCTTTGGGTCCTCCTTTCCCACATCGTTGTACTCGGTCTTCTTGTCGTAGGGCTTGGACATGAATACTTCCAAGATGGCTTTGAACAACCCTACGACAAGTTGGACCAAGTAAGCCATGGATCACCCTCAGATGTTCTCTTTGGCCTCTGCTTCCGCGTGGACGGCAGTGATGGCATCCTTCAACGCCGTCTGATTGGCGTTGGCCAAAGACCCCTCAATCGTCAGAACGTACTTCAAAGCAAAGTCCATTCGTTTGAGGGCCTTGTTATCGGTGTCGTCCGGGATGGCCTTCTCAGCTTGCTTGACAGCGGAAATCAAGAGCGGTTGGTACTTGTCGTAGTACACTTTCCACTCCGGTTTGGCCGTAAAGACCTTCCCCAAAATCCAGACGATGATGCCGCCGATAGCCGTGACCCCAACGCTGGAATTCAGGAAGCCCAGAATGGTATCCAGAATTGAAGGTGTTTGGGGCGGGATAACGGTGGACTCAGCCGCTTGGGAGAAGCCCAAGACAAACAGGCTGAACAGGAACAACAGAATCCAGTTCTTCATGACGCAATCCTCCTCTGACGCTCTTCCCAAAAGGTTTTGAGAGGGACCTTGGGAAACCCTTCCAAGTCTGAGTCATCAGTCACATTGATGATCTCACGATCACTGAACTTGGCCTTCCAATCCTTCACCACATCCCGGTACGCAAGCAAGAACTTCATGTAAGTGGCCGAGCTGTTGTTGGGACTTTGATGGACATGCCAGTTGGAATCTCTTCCTTGGAGCTTCATGTCGTACCCAAGGAGGTAAATCCACTTGGCCCCCAACAGTATGGCGAGATTGATCGCCAAAGCCCCTGTGTTCTGATTCCAGCCCAAAGCCGTTGAGTGAAGACCTCTGTTCCTGCGCTCCAGAGTGTACAACCAAGGGATTTCTTCCTGCGCCAGCTTCCGGGCACACGTGAAGACGGGGCCATTGAATGATTTCAATTGGTCCGCATTTTCGCGGAAGAACCCCATGTCCCCAAAGATGCACACTTTGCAAACCTCCGGTCCCAACCGGAACGCAGAATTACAACCGATGGTAAACTCACCCTTGAGCCGTTCCCAATCGAACGTCTTCAGCGAAGGGCCTCCACCGATGATGAAGACCTCTTTGCCGGCCCACAAGGGTTGTATCTGCCATCGGGGCATGGTTAGCCTTTCACCTCAGCTTCAGCCTCAGCCTTCTGGCTCTCCAGGTACTTCTCAACGGCTTCCTTGGAAACAGGCCCAACCAACGCCTCTTCCAAGTCTTCTTCCTCCGTCACGCTGTACTTCCCACCTTTGCGGAGGATCACCAAACCCACCTCTTTTGCAAGCGGGAAACGATCAGACACATCCTTCCCCAGCTTACTTTCCCTGCGTGCCGTAGGCTGTGCAGGATCAGCAGCTTTCGCCTTCCCCGGGACAGCCGCAGCCTGTTTCGCAGGTGCTTTCTCCGGGATTGAAGTGGGAATGGGCTTTGGCGGTGGGCCGGCAGGAGCAGGTTCAGGACGGGCAAACACCTCTTCAAACTTGAGCCGGAAGACCTTGGCCAGGTCTATATCCGTCTCAACCAGTTCACCCTTCTGAATCTCCACCACTCTCCCGTCCGGGTACGTATGGGAGTGAACACCCCCAAGGTTCTTGAACGTCCTCATCTCACATCCTCCTCTTCAACTGGTTCCATCCTCCTCTTGGGTAAGACCACCTTTTCTTGGGCCTCAGGAAGGCAGGGATGAGAGGAGGCACACCCCTACCTTCCCAAGGGCCCAAGTCGTTTAGGCCGTGGAGCCGTGGACAATGCCGGTCTTGGAATTCTGGTCGCAGCGCAACTGCGGAACCAGAATCGCCATCACCTTGTACTTCAGGAGCATACCACCCTGCTCCTCCCACTGCACCGTGGTGATGTCCATGCCGATGACCTCACGGACAACGTCCGTGGTCATCTGGACAAGCACCATGTCGTAGTTCTCCATGTAATCCAACGTGCGGATTCCCTGGATACCGTCGATCTTGGCCAGACGCTCCCGGAGGGTGTTATCACCCTTGGACGTGGAGAAGTCGTTGTCCAGGAACTGGTCCCAAGCCGGTGCCACGTACAGCATGTACGGGCCAAAGTGGTAGGCATCCTGTGCCTGTTTCTTCATGGCCAGTACTTCAGCCAACGTGGTGCTGCCGTTGGAGCCAGTCGGGGTGGTGAGAACCTTCGTCATGCGGTTGACGTAGTTCACCATACCGTAGATGGTGCCGCCACCGTAGGTGATCCCGTCCACCACGCCGATAGCCAGCTGTTCCGCCATCTCCGCCACACGACGGCCAGCCAACTCAGCCGTGGTGGTATCCAGAGGGCTTCCGCCATTGCGCGACGTTGCAATCTGTCGTGCGCTGAACTGGAAATCCTTGTGGATGATCGGGAGAGGCAGGTTGGACAATTCGAACAGAGGCCGATCAGCATTGCTCTTCCGCAGCCCGTCCATGCTGATGTCCGCTTCCGAAATGTCGCTCTGGGTCTCCGTCTCCAGTACCGTCTTACCCATCCCGTTGGGGATGTTGTAAGTCAGGCCTGCAGCCCGGAGGTCCGCAACGAAGCGCAGCCGGGGCTTGGCAGCCTTGACAATCGCTTCATCGAGGATTTTCCAGTCATCCTTCCGCAGGGTGGCCGTGGCGTTGGCCAAAGGAGTTGCTTCCAACTCACCCTCGGCGTTGACCGTGGAAATGTAGGACCGGCCATCATTGCCGATCCAAGGGCGAAGGGCGTGGACGTTGAAGTTATTGGCCATCAACTTCGCAGCCACCGTTCCATTCGCCTGTCCGTTCAGAATGAAATCCATCTTTCTGTCTCCTTCCCTCAAGTGTTAGACCAATTCGTGACCCCACACAGGATCACAGGCGAATGGTCTAGAGAATCCGCACGTCCATCAGGGTAGCAACCGCACCGGACCCACTCAGGTCCAACGCTTCTGCCGCAATGGCAACGATCTGCCGAACAGTAGTGCCCGATGCCTCAGAGCCGTTGGCAATGAGCGTACCATCGCCAGCGCTGATGAGTTTGTCGCCAATGGCAACGTTCTCACCGGCCTTGAGGTACATCTGGCACTTGGCGCCCGGGTAGTAACGGTGGAAGAACACCTTGTCTGCCGCCGCATAGGCGTCAGCCGTCGTGTTCCCCTGCAACGCATCTTCCACGGCCACCATGCGTTCCGCATAGCCGCCTTCAGTTGCGTGCTTCAAGACTTCCCCATCGCTGTTCATCTCGATGAGGTGACCGGGAGAAAGCGCGGCATGGGCCACGGCTTCATCGGCCAAGAAGTCTCCAATCAGGTGGATTTGATTCGACATCTTTTGTATCTCCTTCTGTCTCTGGCCTTACTGCCCCCAACCGACAATCGGTTGAATTAGCAGTTACTTCTTGGCCTGTTCCTGTCCAAAGTTCATCACCGGAGCAGCCAACGGCTCCTCCTTGATTTCCGACACCGGTGCAACGTCTCCCTGCCCAGCGTAGTTCTGGGTGGGTTTCTTCTCCACGGTGGAGGCGGCCAGTTTGGCCATGCCCTGCAGCTCAGCCAGAGGCTTGCCCTGGAGCTGTTCCTTGGAGAACGGGTTGGCCTTGTTCGCCATGATCTGGCCGATGGCAACCTGCTTCTCCCGGTCGTGGGAAGCCATGCCGCTCAGGAGCACATCCCGCATCCCCTCGGGAGCATTGGCAATGTACTCTTCAACGGTCTGGGGCTTCTTCTCCAGGTTGACTTCCGGCTTGGTCTCCACCGGCTTCACTTCCGGCTTGGGGGCAGGCTGGACCACGTTGGCGGCCAGTTTGGCCAGCTTCTCCAGCTGAGCGTCACCCATCGCCATCAGGGCTTCCCGGTCTTCCTCCGAATACCCAGACGCCTTATTGGCGATGAGGGCATCCACAACAGCCTTCTTATCCATCGTCTTGCCTCCTTTGTGGGAATTGCCCACAAACTTGCCATCCAGCGTCCTGTACTCCGTGACGCGGACCACCTCAACAGGTACACCCACGAGGGTGACCTTTTCACTCTTGGGGTCTCTTTGGTACGCCTGCTTCCACAGCTTCCCCTCCAATGCGTAAACTGCGAAAGCATCATACACATCCGTTACCCAAGCCTTTTCATTCTTCTTGCGAATCAGGCCGTCCAAGGCGTTCATGGTGGAACCGTAACTTTGTTCATTCCCAGTGAAGTTACCTTGGAGAATATTACACGACATATTCAGCTGGAGGAGTCCCGCCCCATCCTGGACCGAACAGGCCCCAACCTGATCTGGGAGGATGGCCAAGTGGTCCGGGCGATAATTCCGGGCGATGCCTTTGTATTCCTTGCCCTCCCACTCCCCTTCCAGTGCCTCATTGTCAGTAAACAGGCCCGTGGATACTTCCACAACCTTCCCGCTTTCGATGCTTTCTGCAACACGGGCATCCACTTCTGCAAGCCGTTTAGGGTCCAGCCACGCCTCTGCCTTCAGTTTCCCCTTCTCAAACTTGGTATTCATGATCACCCCCACCTTCCGGGAGGTGATGACGTCAGGGTCGCAAGCGGAGATGGGCTGGCCGTTCTTGGAGGGATGGTAGACCACGATGGGCTTATGGTTCCAGACCACCGGCGTCTTCTCCAACTCCTCCTTGGGGTACAGGAGAGGTCCATTGGAGCCGTTCAGGACGCCTTCCACGATCATCACCATGGGGGCCACCAGATAATCCCGGCCCTCCATCTGGTCGTGGCGAACACCCTTGGCAAGGTTGGCTGTGAGGGATTGGAAGACGTTCTTCACCGCTTGGACTCCTTCAAGCAAGGCCGCACCCGCATCTCAATAGAGAAAGCTTGGAGGGCCTCCAGCTGTTTGGATTGGAGGGTATTGGACTCTTCCAACAGTTTCCGGTTTTTCTCCAAGGCTACACACACCTCTGTACTCTGTACTCTGTTCTGGGCCTCCAGCGTATCAATCCGCTTGGCCATTCGTTTCTCCCGGAGCCATGACAAAGCCGTCAGGACTCCAACCAAGCCAACGCTCAAAGCCGCCCAAGCCCCAAACCTCTCCGCAACCTTCCAAGCGGCTTCTTCCCCAATCTCTGCCAAAGGCAAACCAACCCAAATCCCTGAACTCACCACCATCATCCAAGCAATCTTCACTTGGGGCCTCCTCCAAGGTGTAAACAAAAAGGGCCTCCCATTTCTGGCAGGCCCTTAGCAGGTCCAATCGAGTTGTCTGTTAGAGATTACCCCCCAATATGGGAGGGATCAAGAACTTTTCGGAATAATTTTCAAACCCTCTATGACGTTGGCTGGAGGTTTATTCATTTTCTGCTCCTCCACGTGTGTGATAAAACCGTCTTGGAGTGTGATAACAATCTTTCCATACTGGTCCCTCAACTGCCACTGGGCCAAGATTCCCCGGACCCATTGGGCTTCCCGTTCCTGACGTTGCCGGCTCTTGAGGTCTTGGGGCATGGCTTTCCCTCACTTTGGTTCCAAATGAAGCTTGGAACGGAGACGTTTCAAGGCCCCCAACACTGTTACATCAATGCCAAACCGGTGCCGTCCATTGGTAGTATCGAACACTTCTATGGCAATCATCCCATAGGCCCGATCCACGCTCATTACCTCATACCCAAAGCCTCTCAACTCTTGGTGAAGGGACCTCTCATCCTCTTGGGATTTCTTCTTGCTAGGCACGGGGCTTCTCCTTGGCCTTTTTCTTCTTCATCTCCCCAACCGATGGAACCCACGTACACCGGCAGTTGGGGTGGAGTGGGATCTGCCCCCGGGCGTCATCAATCGTCATGACCTCCCCATCCTTGGGAGCACAGAGGTCACAAACCTTATCATCCCCAGCCGTGGACCATTCTGCCATCAACTCCACTTCCCCCATCCCCATCTCTTCAAACGAGTCCAGTTGCCCTTCCGCGTGGGCGTGTATGGTCTCCGTCCGGGCGATGACCTCAGCCCTTTGCTTAGATAAGCCTGAAATGTTCTGGCGCATCTCCCGGGCGATTTTGACTGGGCCCCCACCGTTGGCTATCCCAGAGGCCAACACGCGGCTCATCTCCTGCTTGGCTCTGGCGGTGACCCCTTTCATCCCCTCAAACGTCCGGGTGTAGAGCAATCGCAGCTTGGCTATCCGTTCTGGTTGGGCGAACATGGAGCGCAAGAATTGCTCCCGGCTTCCCTTGTAGAATTCCATCCCAGGCGTCATCAACTCCCGGTGGGTATCTGCGTATGCCCGGACCACGCCCTTGCGATAGGCTGACCCCACGTACTTATTGGACCAAGGCTGGCCTTGTCCGTCCACGGTCAGTACTCTTTGGTCCACCTGGTTACTGAACCAAGTGTTGAAGGACTCCAGCTTCTTGTCGCTGGTGAGGAACTTGTAGGCCTGTTTCTCAATGTTGAATAGCATGGGGCTGTTTTCTTTCAACCCCAGAACGTCCTTCACAACAATGACGTCCCAGATGTCCTTCTCCACGGCCTTGAACCGCCTCTTCATGTCCGCCACAAAGGCTGTCCGTATGGCGATGGTGCGGCTGGGATCAATGCGTATGGGGTTGGTAGCCACCTATGTCTCCTCTCAAAACTTCCAAGGCTGAAAGTACAAAGCCCAAACAACCAGGACTCCAGCTGGGATGGCCAACCAGCACCAAGAGAAAGAACACCAGAACTTCAGTATGGACAAGGTCACCAATCCAGCTATGGACAAAATGGGAATACCCAAAGCCAGAAACAGGACCTTGAGCAGGTCCCACAAGTCCGGTGGGGCAAAATGACCTCTAGGATGCTTCATTTCCATCTCCTCCTTCATCTGCTCTCCTCAACAACATTCCCGCAATGTCCTCCAACAACCCCGTATCGCATGGGAAGTCCCCATGGAGACGGAGAGTGTGGCCATCTATCTCCACTGATTCCTTCTCCAACATTTCCTTCAAGTTGGAAGCCCCAACGATTATCTCCATGGGGCCAACGTTCTGATGGGCGGAATCCAAGAGCATCCGAAATACCATCAGCCTCCGCTCCTCTGAGAAGGGCTGTTTGAACATCTCCAAGACTTCAGGTGGGACGGGAAACTCCAGCTTGAACGGACACAATTCCCCATTAAGGGTTATTTGGATCCCAAACACCCCCGGCCCTGATACTTGTTCCGTTGGTTTGACTTCCATGACCTGTTCCCTCCTGACGTTTCCTCTTGGCCTGAGCCAACTCGTCATTCGTTGGGATCATGGCCAACTCTTCCTTGGTAAAGTGAACCAGTCTCCGGGTACGGTCAGTCACAAACATCACTCCCCGAGACACAAACACCTCAGCCATCTCTTCCCGTCCCAGCTTCCAGTTGTTCTTCAGAAGCAAGGATATGTATGGGACGTCATCCATCTACATTCCTTTCGCAATGGAGGCCAAGGACTCTGCGATGGAGCGCAGTACGTACAAAATCTCCATCAAGCATATTCCCCCAAAGGCTACCCAGAAAGCAAACCAAGCAATCGTCAAACGTTCTTTCATGGGGACTTCTCCTCAGAAAGGGCAGATGGTCCTGAAGTGTTCTGGAGAGGGCCTGTTGGACTTGTTCTCCATTCTCCAGTCATCTCCCGTCCGGGCGTCTGTACGAATATGCTTTTGGTTGGAACACCCAACCAATCCCAACAGGAAGAAAGCAACCAGTACCATTCTCATTTGAGACCTCCCAGAAAGTAGACCACCAAAGCCCCCAAGATCAAACCGGCACAGACAGCAGGCCAACAGATCAATGGTTCCTTCCGGTGCTCAGCAGACGCCAAAAACAACATCCAGAAGAAATCGCTCATCTGTGGTTTCCTGTTAGGCTATCGGTTTTGCACCTGGCTTGGTCCCGGGAGACTGTGAAGAACCCACTTTCTTGACAGCCGGCATGCCTTTTCCCCCGGGGGCTGGAGGTAGATCAGGATTGATGAATCCGGGCACCTGAGGCACCAATCCTTGCCGTTTGGCTTCCTCCTCCAGCATGGCCTGCTCCTCCTCCTCCTGCTCCACCGCCAATTCCTCCTCCCGCTCCTTGGCGGCGTCCACGACGGCTTCAGCCTCTTCCTGAGACATATGCATAATCTTGGTGAGGAATTCCATGGGGGTAATCAACGTCTCCACGCCTCCAGAGACGTATGACGCCAAAGCTTTGGTCTTACTTTCAGAAACCTTGGCCATGTCCTCCTCAGACATGGCAAACATGTCCGGCCATTCCACCACGTACTTGGGCCGGGATTCTGACTCCTCCCCAGCGTTGGTCGTGGGCTTGGGCTTGGTCTCTTTCCCTTCCTCTGGGGAATCCATCTCGGTGTCTGACTCAGAAGGAGCTGGGAGGACCCCAAACTCAATCAGCCGGTCCACGAAGGGCCTGATCAGGTACGGGGTGAGGTAGGAATTCTGGCGATGGACCAAGCGAGTCTTCCACGTCTTGGAGTCTTGGGTGGAGGCCAGTTTAGCCTCTTCCGATCCAAACAGAATCCTCTTGGGGATGCCCAAGGTCAAGGCAATATAGTTGAGTTGGGCCTCCAAGTGGTTCAAAGGATCAGCAACCTGCGGCGCCAAGGACTTTACGCTCACCCCGGTCACCGCCAAGTACCGCTGAAGCCCTTGGGACCAGTTGTTGAACTCTTCCCGGATGGTAGTGGCGTCCAGTTCAACGTCCTTCTGATCCGGGTTCACCTCAAACGAGTAACCCGGGAAAGCACCCCTCCAGAACATCTCGCCAGAGCCGCTCAGGACCTTCCGCACGTCCAAGAGCCGATTGTAAACCGGCTTCATTCGCGGCTCACCATAGATTTCACTCATTCTCCGGTTGTCCGCCACATGGATGATCCGGCTCCAGTGGACCTTTACAGTGTTGGCCGTGGTCGTCACCATCCCGTACTCCATGGAGCCGATGTCCCCACCCGTCTGATCGCTGAAGATCACGTTGTACTCAATTGGGAGGCCATATCTGGGATTGCTTTGATCGTTCTCCATCTTGGAAACGGTAACCACGGTCTCATCGAACACCCGGACGTAGTTGAGTTTCAGCTTCTTCCCAGATACTTCCTGATCCAAGGTCTTCCCATCGCTCAATCCAAGGAGGATGACCCCAAATCGCCCAATCCCAGACAACTCGTCAGCCCTCTGTAATATGGTGAAAAGGCTCTTAGCATCTTCCAGCTCCTTCCAAGCCTTCTCAAACTCTGTTTTAACGTCCTCATCCTCCACCTCATAGATCATCGGTGGCAAGGCCCAAGATTCCGCTGGGAGACAGCCTACCACTCGCTTGCCCAAGCCCTCCCGTTCCCAGACTTTGTTGTAATGCTTGAGTTCAATCCGCTCTGGGTAGCCACACTCCGTATCAATGGACCGTCTGGGGTCCAAGAGTGTCTGAAGCAGCTCAGACCGGAGGAGGGAAGCGTTGGAGTTCATCCAACTCGCCATCGCGTTACTGGTAAGCACCTTCTTGGCTACGTCCTTGGCCTTGGCTTTCTCGTTCATCGTCTTCTCCTTCACTTCACTTGCCAACGGGTGAATTCTCGTTGCTCCTCACGGGACAGGTTGGGGCCGTGGGACACTGAGAAGTCCTTCACAAACTGGGGCCACTCTGAGCCTTGCTCCTTCAGAACCTCTGGGGGTATGTCGTTGCGTTGGGCGTACTTCTCCAACAGAGGGCATCTGGTCTTCTCCACATGAATGGTTGGGTGTCTCTCCTCCTTGGAATCGCACATACACAGGACGATGATAGCCCACATGGCAGCACCCACGAGCAAGTTGGTCCTCATTTCCTTGGCACCCCTCCAACCTTCCGCTTGACATGGGACAGAATGGCGAATGCCCCAGACATCGCATCCGTCTGATCTTTATATCGGCTATTTGGGAAGTAGGTCAACTCATCTATGGCACTCATCGTCCACTCGCCCAAAAGCATGTAGACGTTTCCGCCATTGACTTGGACGCTGAACGGATCAGCCCGCAGGACCTTGTCCCCGGTCACCTTATCTACCCGCACCCGATAGCCTGCCAGACGTTTGACCGTCTGTTCTGCGCTTTCCTTGCCGCCTGATCCTGGCTCTTGCTCCACCCCAATGATGACTTTCCTTCCATCCAAGGCTGCTGTCTGGACAATCAGCTTCTCCCGCTTGTCACTATCCCATTGGCCACGTTTGATATCCAATACCCAAAAGTGACCTTCCTTGTCCCTTCCCATCAAGGCCCCAACGGTGAAAGCCCCCGCGCCCTCTGTTCCGGCCTTGTCCCAATAGCGTACCATCAGGACAAATTCCTTTGGGGGCATCGTCTCCAAGTGGATCAGGTGCGTCTTAAACATCATACCCCCAATAGGTACTGGGGACTGGAGGAACTGGGAATGGTACATGAAGGTGTCCTTCTTGAACTCCTTCAACGTCTCATAGGACAATCGCACAGGGTCCAGAAGCCCATCCTTGTAGAAACGGGCCAAACGTCTGGGCTTGACTGAATACTGCGTTGGAATCTCTGCAGTGATCCCCTCCGGTACATCGTCCACGGAGGGTGGAACAATCTCAGCTGGGAGGCAGATATGTCTCACCGGACTATCCACCTTGGAATTCTCCAGCATGTTACCGGCTGGATCGTCCTGATGTAGCCGCTGCATGATTAGGATGGACGGGGTGAGGCTTTTCTTCACACGCCTGGTTCGGGTTATGTACTTGACCCATTCGTTGGCAGCCTTCAGTTCGGCCTCTGAGTAGATGTTATTTGGGTCCAATGGATCGTCGATCACAACGAAGTGGGCGTGGAATCCGGCGACACCTCCAGTACCAACCGCCAGCCGGAAGCCCCCTTTGGTGTTTACGAAGAAGCCCTTTGCATTCTGGTCGTCAGCCAATCGGACTTCTGGGAACATCCGCATGTACTTTTCGCTGGTAATGATATCCCGGGAATGCCGGGAAAGTTCCAGCGCCAGTAAATGGGCGTATGAACCGCAAATGAACTGGGCCGTTGGCATCCTTGTCCATACCCAAGCCGGGAACATCCGGGAGCAAATCGTGGACTTGGATGTTCCGGGTGGGACGTTGATCACCAGATCATACTTCCTGTTTTCCCCTCTGAATACCCGTTCCGCAACCCTCTGGAGTTCATCACAGAGGACGCCCATATGCCAGTTCCAGTCCATCTTCTCCGTGATGATTATGTCCCAAAACCTTTTCACGAAGTCCTGGAAACTGTCCCGGCAAAGGCTGGCTTCCAATTGAGTCCGGGTTATGTAAGGGGAATCTTGGGAAGAGTCCTTTTGTTGGACATCCCCAACAGCTTCTCTTCCTGTTGGGGAATGCATTTTTGGAACTGTGAAAGATGTGCTATTCGTTGGGGTTTTTGTCATAATTGTCTCCCGCTTCGATGGCTTCCAAGATGGCCCTCTTCTGCTCTGGGGGAGCATTCAAAAACTCAACGGGGATGTTTACAACCGCCTGTTGAATCCGTATGGGCTTATCACCGCCTTCAATCTGGGTGGTGCTCTTGGGTTTGAATTGGGGACTCATCCGGTCCAGAACGTAGGTTGCGGCCCGGAGGGCTGTGGACTGGTCCAGCTCCTGCATCATGGCCCTCACAAGCCTGTCCTGCGCCACATCCACCAGTCTATCACACTCTTCCCTGTAGGCTTCAGCTATCCGTTCCCACCCGGGATAGGCCAACATTCGGTTGAATACCTCCGTGGTAATCATTAGTCTGGCGCATATGGTACTCTTGATTCCATAACTCCCCTTGATGGCCCGGAGGACAGTTGTTCGGCGGTGAGGTGGATGGGTTCTACAACGGGGTTTAATGGTGGGATTCTTCTTGGGAAGCCTTGGCAGCATCCTCCGGGCCATTCTCCCCCTACGGGCCAGCTCAATTCCGGTCATTGAATTTTCCTCCCATTTCCTAACCAGACCCAAGTCTGGTTAAAGTCTCCCCCCATAGAACTGGGAAATCAAGACTTAAATCATTCAATCGTAAGTTGTATTTGCCTCTTACCATTTACTTAACTTTTGCAGGAAAATCCGTTTGCGTTGCGAGGAATCCGGGTTATAGTCCTAGTACCGGCGACGGGGTGCCGGTCCTTGGGAGGATGTGGAAGATGAAGATGCGAGAATTCCGTGAGAACGATTGGGACGGTTTGGCTGGGGCGGAAAGGTTCTCAGACGGCTCCAAGCCGTTGATTGGGACTGGGAAGTTCACCGATATGACGAACAAGGAGTTTCTGGTGGTAGTGGACGCCAACGGAATTTCCTTCATGTGGGAGACGGTTGGGGAGGATGGGGAAGTGGAAGAGTGCTGCCGCTCCAAGAGTGTCCCCTTCCAGACCCAGAGGGAAGCTTGGGAGTTCATCTACGGTTTGAATCTGGACCAGCTCCAAGTACGGTTTGTGAAGGCGATGTTCCCAGAGGTTTGTTGCTAAGGAGATTACCATGGGTAAGCGCCAAGAGTCTTGGGGTGGGATGAATTGGATTCGCCAAGAGAAACGATTGGCCATCTACCTGCGAGATGGCCTTTCTTGCGTTTATTGTGGGGCATCGGTGGAGACTGGAGCCCAGCTTTCTCTGGACCATCTCCGGCCCCACTCCAAGCTTGGGTCTAACCACGAGTCCAATCTGGTTACCTGCTGTAAGCATTGTAACTCCAGCCGTGGGAACAGAGCCGTCCGGGCTTTCTGCCGCGTGGTGGCCGCTTATGTGAACCATGGAGTTACCCCAGAAGCGATTGAAGCCCACGTCCGCAATTGCTCCAAACGTTCTCTCCGGGAAGCCAAGCTGGAAGCCAAGACCTTGATTCAACGCCGTGGAACGGCTGCCAAGGTTCTGGCCAAGTACCTGTAGAGGAGAGTCCCATGAGTACCAAAGTAGCCATCGTTGAGACAGACGTTTTTGGGGTGAAAGCCTACCACGCCAAGTGTTTGGGGTGTGGGTGGATGACCAAGCGGTTTAACCGGCAGAATACGGCTGTGAAGCACGCCCGGGACCACCGCTGTGTTCTCCCCATAAGCGCCAAGGTAACGCTGGACGGTGGAGACGTTTTGAGTTACTGCCAGCAAGCCAAGGCCCCCGGTTGGTACGTTGGGATTGTTTTGGACGGCCCAAGGAAAGGGGAGCGTTTCCCCTTCCACCAGGATGTGGTTTCCAAAGTTGAGGAGATGTAGCCCATGAAGCCCAAGAAGAAGCCTTCCAAGCGTTGGAAAGTTGTCCAGATGGATGGGAATCTCAGGCCGCCAGAATCCCGGCCTGAGATTCCCGTCAAAGGTGGTTCCGGTCTTACCAACCCCCAAGCGATGCTCCTCTGGCTGAAGCTGGATGGAGAAAAAACGTCCGTCACCCAGATGTACAAAGTTGTGGAGGAATAGCCATGTTTATTGGGAGAGAATCGCTGGTGGCCCTTGAGACGTTGGCCAAGACCCAAGTCCAAATCTTCCCGGACGCCTGTGACGTTGGGATTCCCGACAGCCCCCAAAAGGATCACCAGATCTGGAAGATTGCCCAAGAGTTGTCCAAGGACTTCTTTATGAAGCGCCACCAGTGGTCCAGCGGCGCAACCCGGGAATGGTTCATCCCGTTTGAGGCGGAACGTACTATCCGTGGGACAGACCTTTATATTGGGGTGCGGGTGAAAATCTCCCGCTGTTCCTCCAAGGGACGCCGGTGGTTTTCCATAGATATCAACCGGGATACCACGGAAGAATACCCTTTCCAAGAGCACCCAGAGAAGGTTTCAGACGTTGAGAAGATGTACGAAAAAGCGCACAAAGAGGAGGTCCAGAAGGGCCTCCAGAACCCCAACCCGAACAACGAGGAGAAATAACCATGAGTAGCCACCCGATCACTGGGATTGCCAAGAGCCTTTCCACCAACAAAAAGGCCATCGTCCACTTTACCAATACTTGGATTGAGAAAAAGGGCTTTCTGATGGAACATTGGGAGGTTGTGGGTGAGGCCCTTTACTCTCCCGCCGAAAATGCCTTCTCCAACATGCCCCAACATATCCGTATTGCTTGGGCCGATTGTACCCTATACAAGGCCCAAAGTGAAGTGATTGAGAAACTGGCTAGATTGGCCCATTGCCAACCCCATGAAGTAGTGATTGGGCGTAGTGATTGGGTTGGGGATGAAAGCGCCGCCAGAGACGCCTTGAACCAGGACTGGAAAGCCGCCATTGAAGAGGAAGAGAAGCGCACCAAGGATACCGTCTGGGGTACTTGGAGCCGGCAAATTGATATCCACGTCCGGGAAGGCACGGACTCAGAATACCGCCGCTTGGTCTCCTTGGAAGAGATTTATCCCACCACCAAACTGTACTCCTCCCGGCTCAAGCCCATTGGCTTCCGGGTGCGGGTTGGGGCCGTTTCTACCTATGAACGGGTGGGGAATTCCTATCGTTCTGTGGTTCACTTCCCCAGCGTTGCTTTCCCTATGAACAAGCTGGGTAACTTCAACTGGACCAAAATCCGGGAAGCCTACCTCAAACGGGTGGAGTTCAAGAAGGAGTGGGCCAAGGCCCAAGTGAAGAACGATACCCAAGCGGAAGTGGCCCGGGCGATCATTAAGATGTGCGACTTGGACGGCTCCAACATGGTCCGGGAGTCCTGCGGCTCCATCTGGGTATCCTTCCGGGTGGAATCCTCCACGGAGAAGCTCAAAGAAGTCCAGAAGGCGTTGAAGGCCATTGGAATTGATTTGGAGTAATGCGATGAGCAGAAACTGGTTAGAACTGGTGGACCAGGACATGAATAGAATCCGGTGGCTTCTGCATCGAGCACCGGACTCCCCTGAGGTTAGAGATGCCCTAGATGTGATCACGTGCTATTTTGGCAGGAAACTGGTTACAAAGGCCCTCCGGCAAACCCTTTGCTCCTCCGGGCTGGAGGAGTTACTTCAGAGGAGGAACCAAAACTACACCGATTTGGCCAACATCGTTGGTACAACGCCCCAATCCATCAGCCGAATAGCTTCCGGGAAGAGGCGACCATCACTGGAGATGGCCCAACGGATAGCCAAGGCTCTGGACGCAAGCCTACAGATAGTTGGGAACAACTTCACCTACGCTCCAAACAACGGAAAGGGAAACGCCCATGAGGATCAGGAATCTGTCCAGCTACCCCACGGAAATGGTTGAGGAGTTGATCGACTTTGGCTGTAAGGGAATCAAATTGTCCAACGTCCTGATTATTGTTATGGATGGACGCCACGCGTACCAAGGGAAGGCCCATGGCGGTGCTCCGTCCAAGTTCAACCCGGGCTCAGCCAAAAACGTCATTCGCCTTTGGCTTGGGAAGCCCTCCCAGTTTCCTATTGATAACCTCCGCACCAAGACCTATTGGAGGCCGGTGAACGGCAACCCAAACGTTCTCAAGAAAGAACAACTCTTGGTACCCTATGGTGGAGTAACCTCCCAGCCCATCTACTTGGAGAACTGGATGGAGGCTCTGGTCTCCATATCGGCCCATGAGGCCAAGCACATCTACCAATTCCGCCATGGCAAACGCCTATCAGAGGTTAAGGCTGAAAGGCATGCCGCCAAACGGCTGGAGGCATATCGGCAATTGTTGGAGGCCCGGAAGATAGCCGCCCACCTCTAGGTTGGGAGTTTCCCCTTCCAGAATGAAGCCCTCTGCTCCCGGAGGGCTTTTTTCGTGGCCTCTGGGCACTTACAATAGCCTTGGCATCTGGGGCAATCACACTCATCCGGTTGGTTACACCGGTATTTGGCAAAGAACCGTTGGCATGGCTTACACCGTTTCATCCCACTCTCCTCACTTGCTCATGCTGATGAAGAAATCCCGGATCATCTCCCAACACCCAATCTTGTAGAGGTAACACACCCCACCAATTACCAAGAGGAATAACGCCAGTTGGAATTGGGCGTGGTAGTAATGGTACCTCTCCATATCCCGTTCCAACTTCCGCTGTTTGGCGTCTTGGGCGTCTTTGGCTAGGATCAACCGTTCAGTATACCCATCTACCCGGGATGGGCGCGGTTCATCCAGATCGTCCGCCAGTTCAAGATCATCGCTCATGTTATTCTCCT